GGGCAATGTCTACTGATTTGTACGGTATGGCTAAGACATTAACCCCACCAACACCGCCAACACCACCAACACTCCACTACCATCATACGAACGTTGCTTTGCAACATTAATAGCTTGAGCAAACCTTGATCTAAACGCATTTTAAAATTAATCACGAGTCACTTTTGGTAAAATAATGTTTGAAATTAGCCTTGATTTTTGGCTTAAATGATAAGTTAAATCTATGTTAAAACATAAATTATAATTATAGGAAGGAATAAAAAAATGACACAAAGAGTAAGCAAAAAGTTAGTACATAAGTATTATAAAGAATGGATTGAATTGTATAAGAAAGGTGCGGTAAGACACTCTACTTACCTTAAGTACGAACTTGCATACCAACACTTAAAACGACTATGCCCTAACCTGCACATGAATGAATTGAATAGAAAAAGATACCAACTGTTGCTAAACGAGTACGCTGAAGAACATGTTAGAGAAACTACTATGGACTTTCACCATCACCTAAAAGCAGCCTTCGTTGATGCCTATGAAGATGGTTTAATCAAACAAGACCCTACGAGAAAAGCTATCATTAAAGGTAAACCTAAGGTTGATAAAAAGAAAAAGTTTTTGGACTTGTTTGAACTTAAGGCTTTGATGCAACAGTTAGACTTGCCTGAAGATCAAGTTAACTGGGACTGGTTTGTTTATCTAATTAGCAAGACTGGGTTAAGGTTTGCTGAAGCTTTGGCTTTAACTCCAAACGACTTTGATTTTAAAGGTAAGCAAATAGTTGTCAACAAATCTTGGAACTACAAGTTTGGTGGTGGCTTTCAACCTACTAAAAACGAAAGTTCCAACCGCAAAGTTATCGTTGATCCAAGCCTGTTGAAAAACTTTAAAAGACTGTTAAAAGGACTTGATCCAAACGCTCCAATCTTCGTTAAAGACAACCAAAAGATATTTAACTCAACAATCAACAGTCGTTTAAACACGCTATGCAAACGAGCTGGTATCTCCCCTATTACAATTCATGGACTAAGGCATACTCATGCGTCCCTATTGCTGTTTAGCGGAGTGTCAATTTTAAGCGTGTCTAAGAGGCTGGGTCATGCAAGCACCCTAACTACACAAAAAACTTATCTACATATTATTCAAGAATTAGAGAACAAGGATAATAATAAAGTGTTAAAACACCTTAGAGAACTAGAGAATTAACCTAAGAAAAGAGGCTAGGAAAACTAATTCCTAACCTCTTTTTTTGTTTCTAATCAGTTTTATCTTATCTAAAATTGTAGGTTTTAAGACTAAAAGTACTAAAATGTAAATTGCTATTCCTATTATCACTTCTAGCCCTGTATACATAATTCCTTGTAGGTTCATTTCTTTTGGCTTCCAAAGCAACTCTAGGTAGTAAACAGGAACAAACATTACGAGGCCTGCTATTAGATATTTAATAAAGTTTTCAAACATCTTCTTTAAAGCAACACTGTATCTAACTACCCATAATTGATAAACTGTAACAGCTAGTTCTGATAACACTGTTGCCCAAACAGCTCCATACAAGCCCCATAAATAGATAAATGGGAAGTTAAGTACAATATTAACAACTGCCCCAAATACTACTGATATTGTAAAAGACCTAACTTTATTTGTAGGTAAAAGATATTGAGTTCCTACAACATTGCTCCAACCAATTAGAACAATTACTATTGATTCAATCATTAAAGCCAAACCTACTGGGTCAAAACCTGGGCCATAAAACATTGTACCTAAATACTTTGATACAGCAGCTAAACCAAACATCATAGCAATAGCTAAACAGGACACGAAATCAAACGAATTATACAACAGTTCATTTACTTTCTTAGTTTCTCCTTTAGCAAAAGCATTAGATACATGAGGTAACATAACTGTTCCAGTTGCTGTTACTAGACCTAAAACAACCTTAACAAGAGCGTCAGATTGATTATAAAATCCAGCAGAAGTAGCTCCAGCAAAAATACCTAACATGTTTTTATTCAAAATCAAATAAATTTGTGTCGCAATTTGTGGAACAAACAATGATACAGTTGGAACAAAGTGCCTTAATGGGTGTAATTCTTTAATACTTATCTTGGTTAATAAAACTCTTAGATGGGGCCATAGGGTTAAATTACCACCAATTAAAGACAAAGCTAGAATTACAATGTATACACCTACATCACTAGCATCTCTAACAAACATAAAAATCATTGCTAAAGACGCTAGTTTAACCATTGTATTTCTAATAACTGTTCGTTTGAAGTCTTCAATTCCCATATATAGCCAAGAAATATCTATTGCAGCTGCGATAATGTTTAAAGATTGTAATATCATGTACCAGTAATACTTACGGTAAACTTGGATAAATAGTGCAAATAAGAAAAAAGCTACAACCGTCATTATTACTTTAAGAATTTGGATTTCCCAAAAGGTCTGAGTCATTTTCTTTTTATCTTCACGCACATACGCTATCTCACGGTTACCATAATAAGAGATACCAATACCAGCAATTAAAACAAACCATTGGATTAAAGAGTTCGTGTAAGAATTAATCCCAACTCCTTCAGGTTTTAAAACACGTCCAATATAAGGGCCTGTTATCAACGGTAAGATTAACGCTAAGATATTATATCCTGCATTGTAAAGATAATTTTTGATTACCCTCATAACTATCCCTCAAATTCATTCTTAACAGTTATTAAAGCTGCTCCTATAACTTGATCCATGTTGTAGTAACGATATTGACCTAAACGTCCACCAAAGATTACATTTTCAGTTTCTTTACTTGCCAGTTCTTGATATCGCTTGTAAAGGCTGTTGTTTTTACTGTCATTCACTGGATAGTAAGGTTCATCGCCACGTTTCCAATCAGCTGGATATTCACGAGTGATAACCGTCTTACCCTTTTCACCTTTACCAAATTCAAAATGCTTGTGTTCGATTATTCTAGTATAAGGTGTTTCAGCGTCTGTATAGTTCACTACAGCATTACCTTGATGATTATCTTCATCTAACACTTCTGTTTCAAAGCGTAAACTTCTATATTCTAATTCTCCAAGTTTGTAATCAAAGAATTGATCAATCATACCTGTAAAGACAACTTTATCGTATTCTTTTAGATATTCTTCTTTATGGTCAAAGAAATCTACCCCTGTTTCTACAGTAATATTGTCATGATCCAACATCTTTTCAACAATTTGTGTGTAACCGCCAATTGGAATGCCTTGATATGTATCATTGAAATAGTTGTTATCATAAGTTAAACGCACTGGTAAGCGGCGAATGATAAAAGCTGGTAGCTCTGTAGCTTTACGTCCCCATTGTTTTTCTGTATAACCCTTGATTAATTTTTCATAAATGTCTGTTCCAATTAATGAAATAGCTTGTTCTTCAAGGTTTTCTGGTTTCTTACCATTAAGAACTGCACGTTGTTCTTCAATTTTAGCTATAGCTTCTTTAGGAGTTGCAACTCCCCAAAGTTTATTAAATGTGTTCATGTTAAAAGGCAAGTTATAAATTTCACCATTATAATTAGCTACTGGACTATTAGTATAACGATTAAATTCAGCAAATTGGTTTACATATTCCCAAATTTCTTTCTTAGAAGTATGAAAGATATGTGCGCCAAATTGATGAACTTGAATACCGTGTACTTCTTTTGTATAAATATTTCCAGCAACGTGTTCTCTTTTTTCAATAACTTTTACTTTATGTCCTCTTTGAGCAGCTTCGTGTGCAAATACTGCACCGAAAAGACCTGCACCTACTACTAAATAATTTGTCACTTTATAGTTCCTCCAAATTTTATATATTACTTTTACTAACAAAATACATTAATTTTATCATTAAAATTGGCCGATTGGTAGCTTATAACAGCTTTTTAGCAAAGCAACGTTTGTATGATGATAGTGGATTGTTGGTGGTGTTGGTGGTGTACTTTTAATAGGTAATGGAATGCCACCTAGATTCTGATGATAGAAACCCATAAATCCTGAACCATCAGGAGCGCCATTTCCCCAAGCTGGGTCAGCAGCACTAAATACATATGATACAGTGCTTGAGTTAGGTACTAAGAACCATGATTGATACTGTGTATTCTTACCTTCAGAGAAGTCATCAACACCATTTGTATTAATAGATCCAAGATAACCATTTCCGCTATAATCTTTATTCTCAGAACCACGCAAAGCACTAACAGCATTATAAACAGCAACTGATTGCGCAGCATCAACGTCACCTACACCAACTAGACTAGTTATATTAATTGGTGTATTAGTACCATGTTCTAAGAATGTAAGTCCATATTTAACAGCACCAATTCCAGCTACATCAGAACCGATATACTTTTCTCCAACCATAATCATTGAAGGCAGACCATACTTTCCACTGTAGTTTAAACCCAGTCCTTGTACGGTAACTTTAAGATCAATGCTTTTACCTGATTTAGTATCGGTAAAGGCATTATTATATTTCCAAGTTGTTCCTTGCGATAGCTTATATAAGCTACCGTAAGCTTTAGATGAAATATAACCTTTTAATCCTGGATCTACTTTAGGATTAGACAAGATAGAGTTGAGTTCATTTTGATTAAAACTTTGTAAAGTTCCTTTATCGAAGGTCATATTGGCACCAGCACTAATATATGATACGTTAGGTAAGTTTTTACCTAGAAAGTCCAAAACTTGTTGAACAGACCAACCTGTTTTAGCTGCTGCTTCCTCTAAAAATTTTTGATTATCTTTTTCCCAATTAGCATACGTATCTCTGTATTGTTGTACTTGAGTGTTATTTAGCCTTAACTTACACTAATTAGCATACCCTAATTCTAACAAATAACTCAACTATTTTATTAACTTTTAAGCAAAAAAAGAGCTAGGATTTCTCCTAACTCTGTCATCATCACAGGTTTTTCCGTTGCCTGCCAACCGACTAGCTCTTATGTCTAGCATTGTTTTAAGTCTATCATAGACTAAGCACTCTGTCTAATTGTGTAAGCGTAATAGAACATATAATACTTCTTGAACAACGTTTTATCTAATGATACGTCAAAGTAGTCCTTACGGCGAAATACACTAGAGGCATAGTGTTTAAGCACATCTTTATCAATGCCTTGGATAAACTCTTTTAACTCATCTTCACTGATTGGCTTTACGTGGTTTACTTTGCTAGCCAAAACAACACATTCATCGAAGTTTGGTGTAGCTTTATCTACGCTAATGTAATTGTTGTCACGAAACTCTTTGCTAGCGTCGTTTGTCATGCCAATAATTTTTAAGAAATTGGTATCGCTAATCATCTTATCACGCTTTAGGAACTCGTTATAAATATACTTAGATTTAGCGTAGATTAAGGTATTTCCCATGATACGATTACCCTTGAGTATGTCATACATATCGTAGTAATCAGACTTTTCGTGCAACTCCATCGCCAACTCTAACACATCGTCAAATGTACGAGCTTGTTTCAAAATCTTTTGATAGAGGCTACCCTTTTCTTTTAATATATCGTCGATTGAAGCGTAGAGTTCGCCTATTTTAGGGTAGCTATCAACCTTCTTTTTATAGCCTGGGTAAATTATGTTATTCCAAGCTCTTAAGAACTCAGGCGAAGGCTCTATCGTACCGTTTAAATAATTGATAACACTTTGCTTGTTTCTGTCTACGACATTAATGCTTTTAATAATCATTTTTTCGTTAATTCTAGGGTCTAATTCACGTAATTCTTCAAATTGTTTTTGTATTAAAGTCATGTTAAATCAACCCCATGTAAGTTGTGTCTTGGTCTTTACGCTTAGAGAAGTCAAACGAATAGTTAGGTAACAATCTATAGAGCGTATTAGCTATTTCATTGTAGATACGAGCGTCCTTACAAATCTTTTCAGGGTTATTAAACAAATCTACATCGAAGTTCAATTTATTCGCTAGTTCAGCGTTAGATAAAACGTTAGACCCATCGCCTAATCTAACACGGAAAATAAGGTTGCGAATTTGACGGTAGTTTTGAAGTGTATTGGTAAAGTTATAATCCAACTTATAGGAAGGAATTAAGTCTAAGCGTAGCATTTCGTACACATCAATTGCATAAGCGTTAGGCTTAGCATTAGGATTACTGTTGTTTAAAATCTTGGATAAACTACCGTCACTTAAGTTTGCTAATACAGATAATTGTGACCTAGAAATATTCTTCTTGTACAAGTTGTATTCAGCGTAAGCGTCAACCACATCTTGCATGGTTAGATTGCTGTAGTCAATCAAGGACTCATCAAGGATTTTCAAAGCGTCAACTAAAGCGTCATAAGTTCTTTCGTCATCAGGGTCTTTAGCCAGCCTTAAAAATGTCCCCATAGCTGAGGTTGAATAGTAGTTGAAAAAACCAAAGATTGAACTGAAATATTTTACAGTTATTCTAGGGTCTTTGGTTGTTACTCGTTCAAACAGTTTAATAATTTCTTTATTTGGTTTTGTCATATATCTTACCTGTCCTTAACTCTTAATTTTATTTTTTGCAAGAAACACATATTGCATTTCTTTCTTTACTCAACTAGTGTAAAGAAAAAATAAATTTAAAGCAAATAAAAATTAATTATTATTAGCCTATTCAAACGTTTTCTTTATTTTTTGTTGCATTAAAAAAGCCCTACAATTCAACAATTGTAAGGCTTTCATAATGAAGACAAATATTTTTGTTTACTTTTTTATTAAGGTTATTTAACCCCTTGTTACAGCTAAAGTTGACCCTTGTCGTTACCTTCAGTCACGTCTTTGACCTTATCGCTTGAACTTGCAACAATACTTCCAGTAGACCTATGAGAATCAACGGTTTCAGCGTCTTTTTGAGCTTTATACCACTCTTCAAGTTCTTTCAGGAAAGAATTGTAAGGTGAATTTGATTTACGTATGCCATGAAACATATTTCTACCTTTATTTTTACTTTGATCTCCATCTTTATTTTCGTCATCAAGCTTAGGAAGTTCAGGGGCCTTTTTATTCGTGTTATTTTCAATCAGTTCTTCACGGTGATTGTATAGGTAGAACCAGTACTTTTTATCTAAAGCTTTGAGCTTATCCAAAGTCCAATCTGGTGTTGGTTTAGGGTCTGGGATAGCAACGTCTTCTGTATCTATATAGTCAGTGTTGGTACCATCGCCGTCAGAAACCGTAGTTTCCATTTCTGCTAAAACTTCTTCACGACTGATTACATAATCGTTTCTACCAAACTTCTTGGTTAAGCTGTCGTTCAAAGCGTTCATGGTATCTTCTGAAAGATATGGTGAGTTACCGTGTTCAAAGTTAGCAACACCGTTCATGATAGAGTAAAACTCACCAGGTTGTGAGATAAAGTGAGCCTTGATACCAGTGTCTGGCAAAGCAATGTCAGATTCAATAGCTTCACTAAGTCCTAACGATACACGACCTGTGATGTTAGCGGTAATGTTACCTCTAATCTTATCTTTACGAGCTGTTTGGTTAGCGAATAACAAGCGTATACCTGTAGAACGAGCCATCTTAGCTAAGTATTCAAACCTATCGGCTGTTCCTAGCTTGCTTACTTCAGTTGGTTTTAGATCGTTGTCTTTATCCATGATTGCAGAAAATTCGTCAACGATTACTAAAAGTTCAGGCATCTTTTGGTCTGGGAATTTCTTATTAAATTCGGCCAACTTTTGCACTGAGTTTTCTTTAAAGATAGCAATTCTTCTTCTAACTTCGTTTTCAAGGTGCTTGATTAAAGCTCTAGCATATTCAATATCCCCTGACGCATCAGCTGGTTGAGCATAAACGTATGGATTAGGGTGTCCTTTATCATTACGCATAAATTCAAAGGAGTTACCTTTACCATCAATAAATACCATCTTAACTTGGCTAGGATCAACAGCTGACATAACTGAATAAACAATAGTCATGATTGTAACTGTCTTACCTGTACCAGTCTTACCAAATAAGATAGCGTGAGGGTTGCTATCACCTAGTTCAAAGTAGATAGGATTACCTAATTCATCAACACCTAACATACCTGAAATAAGGTTTGATACACCCTTTTTACGAGCTAGGATCATATCGCTAAATGAAGCTGGCACGTTTACACCATTATCAATAGAAAGCTTTAAGATACCTGCTGATAAAGTAACGATTGGTGTTGCTTTAATACGTAGGTAGTTAGCAATTTGTTTTTGAATACGATCAAAGTTGTCAGGCAAGTTAGGGTCTTGCGGTAGTACATATTCGTAAATAGCGTTGTTACCGCCGACTTCAACCTTCTTGAATTGACCGTTGATCTTAACAGCGTTCAAAGCCATTGTTACATCTGGAATACGAGCTTTGGCTTTACGCATAGCAATTGAGCGTTGGGTTTTTGCATCATTTTTAGTTTTAGGATCAATAGCAGGTGGAATCACGCTTAGGTCAAGATTTTGTTGAACCTTGAAGTTAGCTACTTCTGCACTTTCATCAATCGCATATCTATATTCAGACAATTTGATAAAACGTCTGTAAATAGCGTAAGGTGTTAAATGACCGATGTAATTAAGGATCGAACCAATTTTTTCAAAGTATGAAACTAAGTAACCTTTACCACCTTGACTAGTGCTATTGTCAGGGTTAAATGGATTAGTAAAAATATCCTTCCATGCACCTAGTTGTTCATCAGCTTCATAACTAACTGAAGAGTTAAAGGTATAACCCTTTAACTTAGAGTTGTATGTAGGGTCTGATGGAAAGAAGATTGAGTTGCCAGAAATACGATCGCCTAAGCCTTTAAGGGCATTTTCAATTGAGCGGTCGGTTTCAGTTTCTCTTGACTGTCTGATTAAGATTTGTGCTTCTCTGACTCCATTAGCCGTAGTTTTAATCTTAATCTTAGTTCTTCTCATCGCTACCGCCGTAGCTTTTTTAGTTTGTGTAGCAGCAGTTCCCCCTGCCCCATCTTTAAACGGTTGCCCATTGTCTTGATAGCCTTGTACCGCAGCTTCGTAACTGTCGTTTAGGTTTTCTTTGATTTTAGCTCTAAGTTTACCAGCTAAAATAAAGTCTGCCATCGGTGTTTGTCTACCGACTAGGTATAAGAATACTCTAGGGAATGTTAGATAAGCTGGAACAACTACGTTAGCTGTTCGTGGGAAAGATACTCTCCAAACTAAGGCAATGCTGTCGATAATCGCTCCAAAAAAGAAGGTAACAACAAATGCTTGCCAGTAGTACCAACGATAATCACCAATCTTAGTGCTAATCCAGTGCGAAACTAGTTCATACTTTTGATGAATGGATTGCATAAACGGTGATTGTAAGAATAATTCCCAAAAGGTATGAAACCTAGCTGCAAGCATAACCCAAATTGGTTGCTTCAATAGTATAGGGTGTAAAGTCCAATGCCAAAAAGCCCAAAGACCAGCAAAGCACCCAACTATAATTGCGCCAGTGATAACCTTATCCCAAGCAATATCAATGTTGGCTTTAATCCATGCTCTAAAGCTAAATTCAATCAACCAAAACAACACAGCAAAGGCGATACCATAAGGTAAAACATAATGTAAGATAAACCAAATAATTGATTCAAAATTCACTTTACACCACCGCCCTTAACGATTTTGATAGCTTGACTTGGTGAAACAACATCAGCCTTATCCTTGTTTATCATCAAGATACTAGGGTATCTGTCAACTGTGATAAGCAAGTCAGGCCTAGCTTTTTTAACCCTAGCCAATTGTTCTTCATTAAATAATTGGAACCATGTTTCATCTTTATACCTAGCTCCAACTAAATCTTTAGTTCGCTTGAAAGCCAAAAATGAACTTACATCATTAATGGTTAAACTAGGCATTGGTAATTGCTCCTTAGCTCGCTTTTCTTTAAGCTTTGTTTGTTTCTTTTTCCAAGCCTCAAAGCTAGCTTTCTTTTTACGGTAAGCTCTAATGCCTAGCGTAATGTAGATTATATATAAAATAATTAATGGAACCATTACGTACGATAGTAAAGCCGTTAATGGTAAAGCGTTCAATGCAGCGTTAATTGCCTTGTTTACAAAATCAAATATCTTATGAAGAAAACTGTATTTAAGGAAGTACCACAAGCCAAAGACAAGGATAAATTCAACCAGTGTGATGGCTATATAAACAGCAATGATCTTAGCTTTATTTGATTTTTTAGTAAAAACCTTTTGAAAAAGTCCTTTAAGCCCACCGTCTAGGTTTACTGCTTCATCACTACTAGGGCTTGTGTAAACCATTAAATTAATATTTGCGATTAACATTAAAGCAAACATTATCCAAGGCAATAAATAAATCCAGGGTACGTTAATACTGTTCATTTATTTCAGCACCTCGCTTATGTTGGCTTTGGAGTTAGTGTTATCGAACTTAACTACCAACCAACGATTGCCTAAAGACTTAATCTTAGCTACAGTTGGTGTTTTGATACGGTTTTGATCGACTAGTAAAACAGGGAAACTTTTAGCGATATATGATAATTGTTTTTTATCCATTTTAGCTAAATCTAAAACATACACTGTCTTACCTTGTTTTCTTAGTTGTTTAACCTTAGGCACAATTGTTGATTCCATTTGTTCACAATGCTTGCAACCAGTTCTTCTTAACACTAGATAAGCCTCACCTTGATGCTTGTTTAGTTGACTTATGCTTAAATTAATCGGTGTATCAACTGTTTGATACGAACTTTTATTATTCCTATGTGTAATCCCTAAAATAGCCCCTACAATAATGGCAATGATTAAAATGCCAGTAATTGTGATAGCTATTGTTTGAAAGTATGACTTTGACTTCAATCAAACCACTCCCTATCTTAGTACCAACCGTGACTTTGCCAGAATTGTTGTGCGCCAGTCCAAGAGCCATAACGACTAGTTACATATTGGTCGGCTACACGTTCTTGATTAGCTGGTGAGTAATCTCCATTTAAATAAGAAGATGAAAGTTGGTACTTACCAATGTATTGGCCGTTTCTTGCGTTGTAGTTATTGCTGGATTCACGTTGAGCAATCCATGCTTTAGCAGCTTGGTCTGAGCCTGATACATTAGATGTGTAACCACTGTTAGCACTAGCTTGCACATTTGATTGCACGTTGTTTGCACTTTGCTTAGCTTGCCAGTTGTACAAGTTTTGACGATTCTGAATTTGTTGTTGTGTTTGTTGCACTTGCTGATATGGTGTTTGAGCTTGTGCTTGTGTAGAACCTTGTGCGTTGGCTTGTGCATCGCTTTGTGCTTGCACTTGAGTTTGCGTATCGTCTTGGCTTTGACCTTTTTCTAAATTCAAGACTTGCCCTACTAAAATTAAGTTACCAGTTAAATGATTGACTGACTTTAGTTCATCAACGCTTAAACCATTAGCTTGAGCAATCTTCCATAGTGAATCCCCAGCCTTAACCGTATAAGTCTTAACGCTAGATTGAGCGTTGTTATCAACCTTAAGTTCTTGACCTGGATAAATTTTATTTACATCTTGTAAGTTATTGTTAATCTTTAGGCTCTCAACCGTTGTTCCAGCTTTATTTGCGATTTGTGACAAAGTATCTCCACTTTTGACCGTAACTTGGTCGGCATTAGCCTTAGAACTTACTGAAATAGCAGCACCTACCATCGCACTAGACATTAATAAACCTTTATAAATATTCTTCATAAAATCCCTCCATTGAATTATTGCAAAATATAGATAATAACTGTTGTGATAAGGATCTTGTCCCAACTTACGTCAATCGCCCCAAACAACCGTAAAAATATGATTAGTAAAATCGTTAGGTAAGCGATGATGTGACAAAGCTCCTTGATGAAATAAATCTTCTTATTACTCATAGCAACGCAGCTTACTCTAAGTTTTCAGCTGGCACTTGAAGTTGTCTGTTGGTATAAAGCGGTACTACACCTTTCTTAGATAAAGTAAATGCCACTGCTCGAATATTGTGTGCTTCAATGTGTTGTACCATTTGAATACCTTGTTCTGTCTTAGGAGCTTCTGGATCAACAAAGTTAGAACCTAGGCTTGCTCCTTCTTCAGCTGTTAATAAGTATTCTCCATCGTTAATATCTCTTTTAAGTAAAATCATGTTTTATCCTTCTTTCTTGTTGTTATATTTTTGTTGATAAAGAAAATCAAAATACGATTATTTAGGCTAATAAAATACCTTCACTTACTTGCTTACGATAGGCTTGGTCGTACCATGTTATCAGGTTGATTTGCATGTTTTCTTCATCGCTTACTTCTCTTAGATTTCCCTTGTATTTAACTTGTAGATAATAGATGAAAGTTTCACCATCTTCTACAAACTTCCAGCCTTGCATCTTTTCTAGCTTAGCTGTGTCTACTGCGTCCCACATTTTCTTAATGCGTTTGTCATTGTTTTGATTAATAAAGATATACAGTTTAGCTTGTGTTGACTCAGATTGATCTTTTAAGTTCTTAACCAACGAATTTACAATCGTGGCATAATGCTTAGCTATTCTCAAATGGACTTCAACTGCTTTGGATTTTTGATAGTTATTTTCTTCCATGATTTTGTTGAACCAACGCTCGGTTGTCATGTAATAATAATCTGGTTTTTCCATTTTTTCTACCTATTATATAGGATAGTTATTAAGCAATTTTCTAACGTCCTTTGGAGTGTTATTAACCAGCTCTTTTGAACCTAAATCAATCTTTTGACCTTTCTTGAAACCTTGCTTTTTGCTTAGGTTTCTTGCAGCGTCATAATCAACCTTTTTAACTTTGCCTGTATCACTTTTTACAATAATGTTATCCTTATTAACTCCTTGCACGGTATACACAACTGGTTTACTGTAAGCTGAGGCAAACGCTGAACTTACTCCTAAATAAAAACCAGTCGCTAATCCTGCTAAAACCATAATAGTAACAGTGAGTACCTTCATTGGCTTTACCGTGTACTTAACAATCGGTCTAGCTTTACGTCTATCGAACTTTTGAAAAAGCAATAACGCTATTGCTAGTACCAACAACCCACAAGATACGTAGGTCAAGATGTAAACTAAGCTATGTGCGCTAATTGCTAGGTTTGCTATACTGTTGGGCATAACTCACCACCACCTTTCTAAAACTTCTTGATGGAGTTCATCAAGTTTTTCGTTTAGCTCTTTCCAAGCTTGTTTTAGCTCAATGATTGCTTCTTTTAACTCTTGTAAGCTTTGTTTGAACAACGCTTTTGGATCTTGATCTGGCATAAGTTCACCTGCTTTCTAAAATATGATTCAGCTCATCAAGCTGTTTATTCAGCCCTTTGATAGATTGTTTTAGCTCAACAGCTGCTTTTTCCGACTCTTTTAAGCCCTGTATAAATTCTTCTCTTGGGTTTTGATCTGGCATAAATCCACGTTCTTTCTTACTCTTGACTTGGCTCTTCTGTAACTGGAACTTGACCTTCGATAGTTCTTGTTCCAACTGCTTGTTTTTGCATGTAATCAGCTAAGTCAATACCTGTTGCTTGCTTAACAAAACTTAGAGTTTCACTTAACCCAGCTACACTTTGACGACCAACACCGTCAGCACCGTCAAATACAGTTAGACTATCAATGTTAGCAACTGATTGAGCAAAGCTATCAGCAATCTGTGGTAAAGCGTCAATAATAGCCTTTTGCAATGCGTATTGTCCGTTCTTTTCCAAAGCTTCTGCCAAAGCTTTTTGAGCGTCAGCTTGAGCTTTACCTTCTTTAGTAATCTTTTCAGAATTAGCTTCAGCTAATACCTTAGTTTGATTGGCTTGAGCTTCAGTTTCAATCTGGATTTGTTCAGCTTTTGCTTTACTGTCGATAACCAATGCTTGAGCGTCTGCTTTTTGCTTAGTAATAATAGTAGCTTGGTATTGAGTTTCATTGGTTTTAACCAACTTTTCGTTAACGTATTGTTGTTGTTCTACTTCAGCAATTTTGTAAGCATTGTCAGCTACAGCTTGTTGTTTCTTAACTTCAGCTGTATATTCAGCCTTAGCTAAATCGGTGTCACGTTGATTTTGAGCAATTAACTTGTCAGCTTCTAGTTTAGCCTTTTGTGCTTCTTGTGCGTTTTGGGCTTCGACCAAAGTAGCTTCCTTATCAGCTACAGCTTGAGCTTGACGTGCTTTAGACTTTTTATCAGCCACTTCTTGAGCAGATAACGATTCAAAATAACCTTCATCATCATTAATATCTTTGATTTGGAAAGCTGTAATCTCTAACCCCATATTAGAAAATGTTTCTTCAATACCAGCCACAACTTCTTCTCTAAACTTAGCTCTATCGTTAGCTTCTTGTGGAGTTAATCCTGAAAGTACTTCACGAACACCACCATAAACTACTTGTTTCATTTGATTTTCTCTTTCTTCTTCGTCTAAGCCTAAAATCTTTTCTGACGCTGTGGCAATCATGTCTGGTGTAGAACCAACTCTTAATACAGCATTGGCAGAAGCGTTAACCTTAACCATGCCTTTCGTCATCACGTTCCTCACATCAACATCAACATTAAATGTATCAAGACTTTGTACAAATCCTTGTTGAACAACTGGAATGATGAACGTTCCGCCACCTTTAACAACTTTGATTCTGGTATTTGTATCTTTGTTTTCTTGGACATAAGGGCCTGTTAGTAACGCACCTGTTACTAACAGAACCTCATTTGGAGCCACTTTTTTGTACGAATTAAGTAAAACAATAACTATTCCAACTACTAAAACAACTAATAATCCTAAACCTATCATATGTAACATTTAACCAAATCCTTTCTTAGATAACCCTAATGCAATAGCCAACGCTTGTCCCAGCCCATTTGGCTTTTTCTAATAACTGCTTTTCAGATAATTGACGCACGGAAGCAATAAAATACGAACCAATATGATAATCTGTCTTAGCAGATTTTGATAATTGTCGTACTAACCATCGGTATTTCCTAACAGTTAGTATTTCGTATCGCCAGTTAGTTACGTCCATACTATCGTCCACTCTTGGTTCAGGATCGACATAGTACTCTGTTTTCTTGGTTAGTCTATGCCTAGTACCAACGTATAGATACTTGTTTCCTTTATAGGTAATTTCACCCATTACATCACTTTCCTTTCAACTGTTACGATTGTATCGTTATGCCAACCTCCATGAGCCACCAGCAAGATCTCTTGTATTTCAAAGCCATGCTTTTTGCCTATTCCACCGCTATTCCAAGCGCAACTTATAACGTAGCCACCAACTTTGACAATACGTGCAATCTCTTGCTTTTGCTTACTCCAGTAACTGCTTTGAGTTGTGGCCATGTTAACGCTCATATCTAACAGCTTGTAGGACTCGCTTACCTGCCTTGGTGAGTACGGCGGATCGTATAAGACCAAATCTACAGAATTAGCTTTGAGTTGTTTGAGAAAATCTAATGCGTCTAAGTGATAGTCGGTATCGTACTGTGAATCCAAGTCGTTAGTAATAGTTGCTAACTTGTTTGCATTAGCAAATGGATCAACTATAACCTTATCTTCGCTTAGATACCTGTGTATCAGTTCGTTAATAGGCTTGATGGTAAATGTGTTCTTGTTAGGCATGGCCCATTTCCTTGTTATCTTCAGATCATCGCCTCCCTTATTTTTCCTTATCTTCATCTTCGTAGTCTATATCTTCGTAAAAATATTCATCTTTATACTTACCTTTGTTGTGTGATTTTGAGTAGATTGTGTAAATTAACGATAGTATCACACCAAGTACAAACACACAAATAAACATAGCAATGAAAAAGATAATACCTACAATAGTTTTAACCAAACCTATGCTAAATACCATTGTTGCAATCAACGAAACCAAAATTGCTAGAATAATAATGGGAAGAAGCACGAAAACAGTAAACACTTCCAAACACTCAAGATTAAACGCTTCACGAAGAAAGTTCTTTAATTTGTTCATTTTGTCACCTGCTTTTCTATCTTTTACCCAGCGTCAAGCTAAACAATTCCATGCGCTTTTGATATTCTGCAATTTCACTTTCAGATAACACTTCATCAACGTCAGTTACTGGAATTGACTTAGGACATAGCTCGTACGTGCCATAACACTCCAGTAAATCCCTGTACGTTACTTTATTCATCAGTTTCAGCAACCTTTGCTAGAGTAATAAGAGCCGCAACCGTAGCAAAAAGTAAAAGTAACATTTTAGGTAAAAGCAAAGCTGGGCCGAAGATTAAAGCAAAAATGATTTTTCCTATATAATTCCATTCAACAGCGATGAAAGCTACAAATCCTGCTAGAATCCCAACTACTATTAACGCTTGGACTATCCTATCTTTCATTGTTAACCCCTTCTTTCTAATCATCTGTGTACCTAACTTCAACCAATTCATTATCTTCAACGCTAATGTCTAGGTTATCTTCATATTTTTTGATGTAACGGTAGAGTGGGTGTCTAACCACACTACTCTCATCAGTTGCACCTTCAAAAAAGTCAAAGTGTAAGGTTACCGCAATTTCACCTTGATCGACTAAGGCAAAGTTGATGAACTCTTGGTTCAACTCATTAACCAGCTCTTGTCTATCCTTGTTTTTATCAGCCGTTTCCTTGATTTTCAAAGCTGGAACGAAAACACCAACCCTAACTAGTTCTTTAGGCTCTTTCCAGCTAACAACAAAGGTTTGCTTACCACCTACAAACGAACTTTGTGTAAAGCTCATAGTAAAACCTCTTGAAATAACTTCGTCATACAATGGTTCGACAAAAGAATCTAAGTCTAGTTCATACAAGTCTATTCTTTGTTTGCCTAAGCTGTAATCATCAATGCTAAACCAAAGTTTGTGATAGTTGATCTCGATTTCGTATAAACCTAACTCAGCAGCTAGTTTAGCTTGATCAGTAATTTTATTAGCTAATGTTTCAACAATGAAACGACTTCTAGCCACGTCTGAATTTTTTGTAATGTCATCTAAATTAAAAATACTCATCTAATCCCTCTTTCTTATTCAGCATCTACTTCTTTAAACAACATATATTGTCCGTCAAAATAGTAAGTAATATCTCCAAGTTGACCTTCACGGTTCTTTTTAATGGACAACTTAACCACTGACCTATCGTCTTCGTCAGGTCGATACAAGAAAGCAACCACGTTACTGTCTTGTTCAATTGAGCCTGATTCTCTAAGGTCAGACAACATTGGTTCTTTGACCTGTCTACTCTCGACTCCACGGTTTAATTGAGCCAAAGCCACAATTGGTATGTTATACTCGTTAGCCAAAATCTTAAGTTCTCGTGTAATTTGACCTACTTGAATCCAGCGATCCTGGCGACTATTAACTTTAACTAAACCGATATAATCAACGATTGCTACATATTTATTAGGCTTAGACTTAGCAGCGTTTTTCCTAATTACATTAACAATTCCGCTGAGGTTTAAGATACGGTCATAAATTCTTAGTTTGTGGTTTCTAACCCAGTTAATGCCATCGCTTATAAGCCTAGTAATTGCTAAGGTTAGTTCATTTGAAGGGTTTTTCAATCTCATGCTTGATACTTTAGCTTGACGTGAAATGAAACGATTGAGCATCTCACGTTTGTTCATTTCTAGGGTAAAAAAGTCAACTTGGACTTCTGGATCTCGCTCTAGGATTTGGTAGGCAAGGTTCACTGCATAAGCTGTCTTACCAACGCTTGGTCTAGCACCGATTGTAAAGAGCATAGATCCATACAAACCACCAGCTAAAAGTTCGTCTAACTTAGGGTAACTCTTAACACCAACTGGTTGATTAGTAGTTAGGCGAACTTTTAACTCTTCAATGGCATCGTCTAACTCACCGTTGTCTTCTTCTTCGTCAACTCTAGTTAGCTCTGTAATCGCATTTGATAAATTGTCTAACTCTTGTTTAGTTTTTGAGTTTTGATAGGCTTGCATACCAAGTTCTAAGTTTCGTTCAGCATAAGCTTTATGTATAGACTTAAGATCACTGCTTAGATTAGCGCTAGTAATAGACATTCCTTGTAGTTGAATCAAGTCAGAATATTTAATTGTGCTTTTGCTTTGAACTTCATTGAAAACATTAATCAATGAGCGTTCGTTTGGGTCTAGCGTACATAAAGCGTCTATTACACACCTGACGTTAAAGCTTTCAAACCACTTAGGGTCAACGTAGTTTGCTTCTAATAATTCAGGCCGATTTAATAGTACTGCTGCGACTCTTAGCTCTAGCTCTTTCAATACGCTCGACTTCCTTTCTTATTACTTCGTCTGTTTTAAGTACGTCTGGGTTTTCTTCAACGTAAGCCAAAATGCTACGATCGTCTTCACTAATCTCTGGCTCATCGTTTTTCTTAGGCTTTGGCTTAACCTTTTTTCTAGCTTGCTTTTTAGCTTGCTTTTCTTCCCATTCTTTAGCGTCTTGCAAATAGTTGTCAAAATGCTTAGGTATAAACAAGGTATCAGGTTTTAAATAACGCTTCATCTTATCGTTATCCTTCCACTCATTTACCTTGAACCTAGTAATTAAGTAAAAGTCATCTTCTTTAAACCCTTCGTTTAACCTAGCTCTAATTAACTTGCGCTTATCTTCTGTATTACGGAAGTTTTTGCCTGTAATCTCGTTAAACCAATCAATAAACTTAGCGTAATCGAAGTTATACTTATCTTTTACATTAGCGCTTGGCTCAGCTTTAGCTTTAGTTTCAGTTTTAGTTTTGGCCGAAGTTTCAACTTGACTAGCTTTAGTTTTGCTTTCGACCTTAGCTTGAACTTTAGCTTCGGCTTGAACTTTAGCCTCAGTGTTTGCATTAGCGTTAGTAGAAACTTCTGGCATAACGTTACTTAACTTGTTTAATTCTTCGTAGTTAATACGATACCAATTCGTTTTATCAAACTTCTTCTTATTATAGTTTCCGATTATAAGCAAGTTTTTGTCTTTGAGTTTCTTAAACTTTCGATCTAGGCTTCGTTTTGACAACCATGGAAACTGTTTTTGCCATTCGTCCATGCTGTTATAAACCCAGCTATAACCGTCAACAACATTCATATTCTTTTGCGTCCAATAGTGAATTTGCTGTAAGATTGCAGCTTCATCTAAGTCGCCTAAAGCTACAGCTAACGATGGTAAAATCACTAAGGGACGTTCATCAAAAAGTAAATTGTTCATTGCATCTATTCTTCCCCCTTACGTTGACTAAGAGTTGCATTTTGTATTTCTTTTCTAAAATAAGGGGTTGCACTAATCCTTACTTTAGAGCCACTAGCAAGCTTTTTTAGTCTGAGTTTACCTAACATTCCTAAATATACAATCTCGCCGTTTAGTACACCCTCTTGGATATGCTTGTCGTAAGATTGTAGGATTGTTGCGACAACATCAGGATCAAGCCCAGTATCTTGGCTGACGTCTTTGATTAACTTTTCTCGTGATAACAGTTGCACCACCTTCGTTCGTGAAGAAATCTATAATACAATTCTATCATGAAGAAGAGCCTAAGGGTTGTGAAATTTCATTAAAAATAGTTTACAAAAAGCATGGAAAAACAATTGCCTAACGGTTGGAGGCAACTTAGCTCCAAATGTTTTTGTGGCTTAATTCATTTAGATATGTATATAAAAAGTAGCATTTTATCGTTGTATCTCAAGACATAAGTTGCTAAAATGTATTGTAGAGAAAATAATTTTGAGGTAATTAAAATGAACAAAAATGACAAGAAGTTATCAGCTTTAATTAAAAACCGCAAACAAGCTTTTAGCCTCACAATTGGTAACCAAAAAGGTGGAGTTGGTAAAACCGCTAGTTCCGTTATTTTAGCTTACCTATTAGCTAAAAAAGGTTTTAAAGTCTTAGTCGTTGACCTTGACCCTCAAGCTAATGCAACCAAAATGCTTATTAATACTGGTATGCGTCAAGCACAAGAACAAGGAGTTGAAAAAGACTTTAGCTTTAATAAGACCTTGCTTGATGCTATTTTAGAAAAAAACATTGACAATACAATTATTAATATTATCGACAACCTTGATATTGTGCCTTCTGATGATTCGTTTGAAGACTTTGCTCGATATGTTTATTTAAACTCTGGAGCTAAAGATGATTATAGTTTCGATCATATCTTAGAACCATTATTTGCAGACATTAAACCAAAGTATGATTTCATCGTTTTAGATACTCCCCCTTCTAACAAGGAAATTAGATCTAATGCGGTTGTAATGACTGACTACGTTTTAATCAGCTTACAAACTCAAGATGATTCACTAGCTGGGGCTAACCTTTATATCTCAGCTTTAGTCGACTTGAAACAAAAGTATGACCTACCTGTTGAAGTCGTTGGTGTACTCGCTACTTTAAACGATCCTAGAAACACGGTAGACAAGCTCGTGCTTAAACGTGCGATTGAACTCTTTAGCGATGAAGTTGTCTTTAAGCACGTCTTACCTAATATGTCACGTATGAAACGATTCCCTATTCAAGGGGTAGGTACATCAGATCGTTTCGACAAGTACGTCTTAGATGAGTATGAAGTTGTGGCCAACGAATTGATTAGCAAAATTTTATTTTATGAAGAAGGGGAAGACTAACTATGGCTGGAATCCTAGAATCAAAGATTGGTAAAAACTACCAATCAAACAAAAGTAATATTGATGAAAAAATCGCTAAGTCCAAGGAAAAACAAAAGCTGATAAACACTAAAGTCAGCACTAGCACTCTAAGAGAAATTAAATTCTTGAAACAAATCTGGGGATTGAAGTTTAATTACGAAGTCCTAGATGAGCTAGTAAAAAGAGTTCAACTTAGCGATGAAGAAAAGAAAAAATACGAAATTTTAAAAGAACTATTATAAAAGAGTTTGAGCCACACCTAGATCAGATGTGGCTTTTAGTTTGGTTATTTGTTGTGGCAAGCTTTATTAATGCAAATAAAAAACACCTATCAACTAGGTGCCTCGTACATGTCGACATTGTACAGAGTAGACAGTGCATTTCTGCCTGCGATTATATTATTACTATTTTTTCATTCAATTGTCAATAAAAAAGCTTGATCCACAGCTAGATGTAGCTATGGTTTTAGGTTTTAATATTTATATTTAAATAAACGAATATATGACCTGTCTTTGCCTATGTCATTCTGGCTAAGTTCAAAACCTTTCTTTTAGGAGTCTTACACCTATATCACTCAGTTAGGTTCAGAACACAACTTTATCTTGAGAAATACGTTTCTTTGGTCTTACACCTATGTCATTTAACTTAGGTTCAGAATAAAGAATGACTTAAAAGTCCCTTATTTAAAGTCTTGCACCTATGCCATTTAACCAAAGTCTTGCACCTATGCCATTTAACCTAGGTTCAGAACGTGGCGGTAGCGAAAGCAACTCATACCAAGGTCTTGCACCTACATCAATTCAACTAGGCTCAGAACCATTGTTTCCTAACCTATATTTAATTGTGACATAAGCTTCTTGGGAACTCTTCGGACTTGCGACACCTTACTGTTAGATTAACTAACTGGTATTGTAGAGGTTAAAGATATTGGCCAAGCTGTCGAGAACAAGCGTCCTTCAAATTTTATTATCTAACGCTCAAATAACACTTCAAACATGAGCTTTCACTCTGCTTATATGTGCTACCGCTTATTATGCGAACGTTTCAAAAGGTCTGAGCAACAAGGAGCTACCTTGCTACTTCCTTTTGCCTTAAATAACGTGGCTACTATGATAAGTACCAACTTTCAGGCAATCATTCAGAACTTTGTTTTTATTTTAATCTTAATTGTTGTATGTGGATTTCAAGTCCAAGACAACAATTACTGTCTGTAATCTTGATGCCATTGCCCTACTTGTTCTTGTTTCCGTTGTTATAGCTCAGTTTCCTAAGCGTCAAGGCAAACACTGTCTTTGGTTATTCCCATCTCACCACCTAGCTACCACCCTAAGCTGCCAATGGGTTATTCTCACACCGTGAGCGTCTATTTTATCCAGTGCCAACGGTCAACAAAGCACTAACGTCACACACTTCCACATACGCACCAAACGTCCTAGCTTTTACCAGGTTTGATAGTTATTGCTAATAATCTCTCGACTTATCTAAGCTATCACTCAGACTACATCTACTACGAATTACAGGTACATATCCGACAAGATTTGACTAAAACCCTTATGCAATCGGTTATGCTTGAAGCGTTATTTGAACGGTAAATAATTTCTGATTCTGGATCCTCTATATAGCCTTACACCTATGTCATTTAACCTAGATTCAGAACTTTTAGCAACGATGTCATAATCAGTTTTCTGTCTTGTACCTATGTCATTTAACTTAGGTTCAGAACTATATTATCCAGGACTTGGAGTTCAAGTAGGTCTTACACCTATGCCATTTAACTTAGGTTCAGAACTACTCTCCAAATACCTTATTTCCACTACAAGTCTTACACCTATGCCATTTAACTTAGGTTCAGAACCTTTGTTTTCTAACCTATATTTAATTGTGACACAAGTTTCTTGGGAACTCTTCAGACTTGCGATGTCTTACCGTTAAATTAACCATCGACACACCGTAGAGGTTAAAGATGTTTACCAAGCTGTCGAGAACAAGCGTCCTCCTATAACGATGGCAGGAGTTGAACCTGCATCTGTTACCTTGCCTTACCGTTAGGCTACATCGCTACTTGTTTCTTCTTTAGGTGTGGTTTTATTTTTAGCTCCACACTTAGTACATGTCCACTTTTCATCTTGTGTGATAACCGTACGTTCATGCCCACATTTCTTGCAAGTATCATTCATCTTATCAAGCAAGTCTAAACCTTCATCTAAGATGTTTTTAGCTGCGTTAATATCTTGATCGTGGTGTGAATTACAGATAGGACAAGTCCACTTACGGTCGCTTAATTTAAGGTTGTGCTTAATGTAACCACAAGTATGGCAACGCTTTGAAGTTGGTGACCAACGATCAATAAACACAATCTTTTTATCAGCCCAGTCCATCATGTAAGTGAGCGTATCTCTAATTTCACGAAAGTTTGATCTAGTGATTGCTCTAGCACGGTATTTGTTCTTTTCCATGTCTGAAACAGCTAGGTCTTCCATAACGATTACATCATATTCATTAGCAAGCTTTGAACATGTCTTTTTAATATAGTCTTTCTTTAAGTTTTTAATACGTAAATGTAACTTAGCAATCTTCTTTTTGTTCTTTTGGTAATTGCTACGTTCAGCCAATGTAGGAACATGCTTTGGAATTAAGGCTTTTTTATTGTCTTCTTCAATGATTGCAACCTCTTTTTTCCATTGTTCATACTTGCGACTACGCTTTACGTTTTCTTTTTCAATCTTTTGTTCTAATTTTCTGATTTTGTCATATGGCAATTGGTATCTAGTACCATCTTGTAAAACAATATGACTGTTACCTGTTACGTTTAAGTCAATACCAGCTGCTAAACCAGTTCTAGGACGTTTTACTGTATGCTCAGCTTGTTCAAACACAAATGATACATACCAAGTATCGCTGGATTCATGCTTAATTGTTACTTTATACAAACGTCCGTCACTAGGATAGTGATTAGCCATCTCAATTAAGCCTAACTTAAATCTTTTCAATTTACCTACTCTAAGGTGCTTGCCGTCTTCACTGATTTCACAAACATGAGCGCCTGAGGTATAACTACCTTGATTTTCAACGTCCATTGTTGTTTTAAACCTAGGAATACCAAAGTGTCTAGGGTTTTTCAAATGGTTGCTCATCGCTGTTTTTAAAGTACGTAAAGTGTAACTATACATGCTAGTATCAGCGTCTTTTAAAGTCCAACCACTTTCAAACACAGTTTCATCAGCATCGTAAATAGCCTTAGTCGAAAGTCCACGTAAACCTTTGAACAAATCACGTTGCTCTTCCCATGACATTCTTTCAATGCGTTTATAAACTTCTTTACTTTGTTTGTTCCTAGGTAAAGCTTGAACTTCATCTAACTCACTAACTGGCTTATAAACTTCAGCTAGTAATGCGTTCCACATCTTGATATTAGCAAACATATTAAACGTTAAATATGCTTGTTGATCCTTAGTAGGATAAATTCTAATTCTACGACTTTCTAAAACTTTTTCTTCCATTTTTCTACAACTCCTTTTAAAATACCAATGCAATTTATGTATAATCTTTTGGCTGACTACACTACATTAACCTTCCACAACGGACGTCTTTATTTGTGCTATCAGCACTTTTTTGGGAACTCTTCAACAAAGAAAAGCAACCTGCAATTCTTTGCTTGCGAAGATGTTTACCAAACTGTGAAGAGCAAGCACCCTCCTATAACGATGGTAGGAATCGAACCTACGTCGCCTCGCTTTGCTCTGCCATTGAGCTACATCGTTATTTTGACTTTAATTAAGCCCATGATTTCAGTCTTACACCTATGTCATTTAACCTAGGTTCAGAACTGTGAATTATAATCACTCACATAAACGTGAGTCTTACACCTATGTCAATTCAACTAGGTTCAGAATCCAAGTCGGCTTGTGAGTGTATGGAAGATAGTCTTACACCTATGTCATTTAAACTAGGTTCAGAACGATCTCCCAAGCGAAGGAATCGAAGGCATGGTCTTACACCTATGTCATTTAAACTAGGTTCAGAACTATGCTCTAAAGCTCTGAATGTTTTTCTTGGTCTTACACCTATGTCATTTAACTTAGGTTAAGAACGTAGGACTGTCATACCTATTCCCAATACGAGTCTTACACCTATGTCATTCAACTAGGTTCAGAACCATTGTTTCCTAAACTATATTTAATTGTGACATAAGCTTCTTGGGAACTCTTCAGACTTGCGATGTCTTATTGCTAGATTAACTAACTGACAACGTAGAGGTTAAAGATGTTTACCAAGCTGTCGAGAACAAGCGTCCTCCTATAGGCACTAGTGGAATTGAACCACTATTACAGTAACCATACGTGCCAACCTACAATAAATATAAAGGAGATGCAGGCATAAATTCCTGCGATAGATACAATGTACGCAGGGGTTAAGGAGAAACCCCCTATTAGCACTGGTAGAATCGAACTACCACTAAGCAACCATGCGTGCTAACCTTGAGTAAATCATTCAGTACAATCACACCGCCGCCACGAACCCTAGATGGCGGCAATAAGCATAGCTAGAATCGAACTAACTTTTATTCCAAAATGCTTAGATTTGCTAAGTCATGATAAGTCTTACACCTATGCCAATTCAACTAGGTTCAGAACTAGTATATATGCAGATGAGCCGCTAGTACTGTCTTCAACCTATGTCATTTAGCCTAGGTTCAGAACAGGACTTCACCACCGTCTTCTAACTTTCGCGTCTTATACCTATGTCATTTAACCTAGGTTCAGAACAAAACTTGTTTACGATGCCCTCACTACTAAGTCTTGCACCTATGTCATTTAACCTAGGTTCAGAACTATCAGCTCCAGGGAATTCAGCAGAGCCACGTCTTGCACCTATGTCATTTAACCTAGGTTCAGAACTAAAAACGATGAAAGCGATAGATGATTTCGGTCTTGCACCTATGTCATTTAACCTAGGTTCAGAACATAATATTATTGCCCAAAACGCTGCGTTCTGTCTTGCACCTATGTCATTTAACCTAGGTTCAGAACCGTTATTTTCTAACATATATTTAATTGTGACATAAGTTTCTTGGGAACTCTTCAGACTTGCATAATCGTAAACAAACTAATGCAATTTGCGATTATACAGAGGCCGAAGATATTAACCAAGCTGTCAAGAACAAGCGTCCTCCAAATAGCGATGGCAGGAGTTGCACCTGCATTGATCTACCGTTTGGCATCGCTACACATAAAATGTACATAAATGAATAAAGATAAAGTTAAGATTATAAGGCTTGTGCTAATGCTTACAGGAACGATAGAGGCTTACATGTAGTTTACTGATGTCCCTGTAGGCTTAACCCTTTGCCTTACGTTTATTATAATACACTATCTCACACTCTAAGTCAAATGTTTTTGTATACTTTTTTAAAATAAAATTCGAAAAAGTTAAAAAATAAAAAAAGCCACAAGCCTAGGTAACCCTAGATGTGACTTTCTTAACTAGAGCGAAACAAACATTAAGGAGCCTCAACTGTTTTTCGCTAGTTCTATTTTAACATAAACACTAACGTTTACAATTATCCTAATGTTTGTTTTATCATCAGTTTCTTTAACCATCTTAAAACGCTTCCTTTAATTGTTTTTCTTTACTTTTGGATCCATGCCATGTATTATTGTATATGAAAAGAGGACAAACAGGTCGCAACTGTTTGCCCTCGAGCGTGAATGTTTAAGGCTATTGTGTGTTGGCTAATTATGATTACTTAAAATCATGATTAGCTTTTTTTATTATCCAATACGCAACGGCAACGTCTATTGTAAATAATTATGCGTAAACCTAGAAAAAGCTTGAATATCATAAAAAAAGGCTATATACTGAAAGTGTGTCGTATCAGTATATAGCCTTGTTCCTAGCCTATTTTCTAGGAACTTTTTTTTATTTATAACCAAGCATCGCACAAACGAATATCTAGTCCTTCTTCCTACTTTTTTTCTTGCATTTTAGCAACTTTTGCTTCAGCTTCTTCGATGGAATTAGCATTAATAATTACATTTTCGTGGACTTTACCATCTACTATATCTATTTGATACCAAGACATATTTCTTCACTCCTTCCCAGTCGTGTTCAATAATAATTTGGTGAGAAGTAGGATAGCCTTAGCTTGCTTAAAACAAGCTGAACTCACCACACTTCTTTTTTTATATAATATTATTAATCTATCCCATAGCATATTGCTTTTCAGTAATTGCTTGTTTTTGCCAATTATTATGATGCGATAATCTATCTAACTTAGATAAAGCCACTTTCCTATATCTATCAGATGTTGTTAGATAATTACCAAATATATCTTTAATATAACAAGACGATTGACTAAATCCACTAATATAACCTTTCTTGTTACTATCCTTGATTCTGACATAATCATTAAGCCAAAAACCTTTGGCATATTTAGTATTTCTAGCGTTTCTTTTACTTGTTATATTAGGTGTCTTACGACCCTTACGTGCCGTAGCCTCATGTAAGGAACGCTTTTTCTTTCTAAATTGCTTAAACATCATAATGCTAGTTGGTTTTGCTTTGATTTTTTTAATGCCACTAATTGCTACAGCGTCATTATAGTGGGACTTGGTTAATTCTAAATCGACTCGCTGTAATGTTGTCCATGCTCCATACTGAAATTTAGCTTGTGGGAAAGAAGTAAATAGTCTTCTTCTTAGAATGTTCATGAAAGTCGCACCTTTATAAGACTTGTTGACTTTCTTTTTATCCTTACACCACTTAGCTAAGATTCCACTTTGATGGTTTTTAGTTGTATGACACTTAGAACATACGGTAATTAGATTATCTATGGTATTAGTTCCACCTAAGGAGCGATAGATAATATGGTGGATTTTGAGTTTACCACCCTTTTTTTTACATACTTGACAAGTATAGTTATCTCTAGCCAAAACAAATTGTTTAACAGTTTGATAACCGTATAAATCACCTTGCTGATAACCCTCACCATTTATTGCTGGATTCTTCATTTTTTGCATATCAAACTTACCAACTTCGATATGTAAATCAGCTTTAGGTAGAACTGATAATAATCTTTTTATCCAGTTGATATTATGGTTAACCTTACTTGCCACTGATGGTGGCAACCAGTTATCTTTTTTACTAGCTATACGGTTTAAAAACCTCGCTTTACGATAACGTGTCTTACGATTACGTCGACTTCTACGGTATATTCTTCTAGTATCTATCAGTTTTTTAACATCTTGTCTTAACTCTACTTCGCCTTGAAATAAGACTTTATCTTGGCTTGTAACAGCTAAACCAATATGTCGTTGACCGCTATCAATTCCAATACTTACATCTTGTTTATAGCCAGTTGAACCATATAAGAGCTGAATGGTAAAAGGCTCTTTTTTTAAGACTTTTGCTTTACCATCTCTCAACAAAATTCTAGCTTTTCTAGGTTTACATGGCATTAGTGCTTTACCATGTTTATTAATGACAAAAACTCGGTTTTGCATAGTTTGTACTCCTTCCATTTTTTATAAGGTATCTATGACCTTATCACGTATTTATCAGAGTTAATAAATACATGTTCTTACCCTTCGACAATGTTATCTCAGCTTATAAACAAGGTTGACTAGCACATTAACCTTATGCTTGTTTACAGAGCCTTCATAGAGCTAGAAACTAGGGTATCATTTCTAGGTATGATCACTGAAATAACGTAGTTACTTAAAACTTAGTCTAGACAACAAGGCTTGTAGTTTATTGCTACAAGTCACCTACTTTAGTAGGTGGTTACTGTTGACTGCACTTTTCCGTCTACCACGTCGATTTGGTACCAACCCATATTTCTTCACTCCTTCCAAGCCGTTTTCAAAGTATTTAAAGCGTTCGTAATAGCTTAAGTATCGGCTCTTTTTAACTTCTAAATTTCTAGGGTTAACTTTTAGTTTAGCTACCCAATCACCCTTACGTTGATAGTTACTACAGATGTGTATGTTTTCTTGTGGATCATCATCTTTAACGTAAGGCATACCTACATGTTCAAGCGTAATGTCTTTTAAGCCAAACTTAGTAGCGTAGAATCCATGTTCAATTCGGCCACGATAAGTGCCTACCATCGCAGTAAAATGAATGGTATCACCAACTGAGATGTAAATAGTTTGATCATCGTTGCCTTCAAAGTTGGTAATATCAGAAAATCTAATCCATAAATGAGTGGCTAGTTTTCTGAACATATCAACTCTAGTTGCACCTTGCGTGTACTTGTATTCACTGAAATACGATTGTTCAACCAACAGTTGGCTATTCCATGGATCTTCAGGATCAATTTTAATGTCAGACACGATTGCAAATACGTCTAATTTAGTGTTGACGTAATCTTGTAAAACAAAGCGACTAGAGCTTTTTTCAGGCTTTGTTTGTAGTAAGAGTGCAGCTGTAGCTATTCTAGCTTGATTAGCATTTTGCTTGACTTCCTTGTAACCACTTAGGATAAAACCAAACGGTGAATGGTGCTTATCAGCGGTTGGAATTTTAGGAACAGCTTGCTTTTGCTCTTGTTTTTTATCTTTCTTTAAGCGTTTAATATACTTCTTTTTGTCCATTAATCACCACTCCTTTTTTTAGTTAGTTTTCACTTGAATCAACCGTTAGTAGCCACTTTTGATTATCGGCAAAGCATTGCTCAATTTCAGAGTTTGTGTATTCTGCGTATTCGTATGTTCTTCTATGCCCTAATATTTCACTAAGTTCGTTTATAACAGGGTCTTTGTGAGTCCTATGGTTTATGATAACTTTGCCTAACTGCCAACTCGGCTTAGAAATCAAGGCTTGAGTGACCTTTTCTAATTCTTTTACTTGAGCTTCAGGCAAGCCTACTTTTGCTTGATAAGTCTTGATTAGAGAAAAATGTGACAATTCAAGCACTATTTTAGGACTTGTGATGTTCCCTGGCCCATAAAATTTAAACTCCCTAATAATTTCTTCGTTGAGTACACCGTGGGGATAACTCTTAAACTCACAATCCATTAACGGTTGTTTGTGCTTATCTAAATAATATCCTTGCAAGAAAAACAGGACTTTACAAAGCTTGAGATAGCTTAGGTCTTGCTTTTGTTTTAACGCTAATTCGATAGCAAAGTTAGCTACAGCCATCGTAGTTTGAGTCTTTATTTCCATAAAACCACCTACTTTGCTAAATAGTCTTTTACGCTGTCACTAGCAGCTTGGTCTAACTTACGTCTGTGATATAGTCGATTACCCATGCACCAAGGACAAGTTCCATGGTTACGGCAAGTTTGGTCTACAGCTTTTGAGCCGTAATAAGGTTTGCGATGTTCTTTTCCATGTTTGATTGCTTTTTCTAGTCCCATATAAATCACCTCTTTTTGGCAACACTAACCTAAGCCACAGCGTATTGTGGTTTAGTTCCAAAACTAGTTAAGCTATTGACTTCAATCAGTTCATCTTGAGCTAATTCAAAGTTGTCAGACAAGTATGTCTTAATGCTATTAGCGATGTTGTTACGAATGTAAGAATACATAAAGCTTTCAGTGTTTCTAACCTTTTCTTGACCTTTGTAAATAATTTCAGTCATTCTAATTAATGCAGACTCTAAACCTTTGATTAACAAACTGTTAGTTTCAAATCTTGTAGCTTCTTGACTTGCAGGATTGTATAACCAATTAGAACTAGATAATAACTTATTAGTCACTTGGCTTTTAGCTTTAAAGATAGTGTTAACAATAAACTTAGCTTGCTTGTAATCACCTTGAGCTAAAACTTCAACTCTACCCCATACAGCAGGAGTTAAAACGTTAGATATTCTGTTTTTCAAAGCTAACATAGCTGTTTTATTAACGTTGTAGTCTACCTTTGAGTCGATAGAAGAAGGAGATGGTTGATTACTAATTTTTTGTAAGTTAGGATTTGATTCATATGTTTCATTTGTATTATTATATATATCTCTCTTAGAGTCTTTCTCACTTATAGGATTATTTTTCATGCCTGTAGCTGAATTATCTTCACTCACGTACTGGCCAATTATTCTAACAAGGTCTTCATTAACGTTATTACTATCGTTGATACTATTACTTTTATCAGTACTTTTAACCTTTTTTTGAACGCTTGCTTGTGGTTCATGCACATAGATTTTGTAATGCTTTAAGCCAAGTCTTTTTACACTGATTAAGCCATGGTTAACTAACTCTTTACGTAACTTAGATACAGTTCTGCTAGTTGTACGTACTTTTTCAGCTGCTTCTTCATTAGTGAAGATAATGTATGGATTACCTTTTTCATCAACAAAATCTTTATTTCCATTTTTAGCGCTATTAATAGAGCAAGTTAAACGTCTTGCATAAAGTGAATATAACAAGATTGATAGACCGCTTAAGTCTTTGTATTTTTCATCTTCAATTAATGTATCTGATACTTTTGTAAATGTTCCTTCAACGTTAGTTTTAGTCATATTAAAACTTCCTTTCTAGTATTCGTCATCGTCTTCTTCATCATCTTCATCAAACAAGTCATGAATGCCTAAATTATCAAGTAACAAACTTGCGATTAAGATTTTTACTTCTTCGTGTAATGGCTCAAACAAAGATGTGATAACCCTAATAGTTGTTTCAGGGCTTAGTTGACCTTCCATCATAGTTCTTTCGCCTTTTCTAAGTACCATTAAAGTTTCTTCGTAGCCTGCGTCTTGGAGTAATTTAGTAGTTTCATCAGCAATTTTTTTAATTTCGCTTGAACTCATGTATAAACCTTCCTTCTTAATCTATGTTTTCTTGGTAAGAATCGTATTTCCAAATGTAAGTCCAACGATCGTCTACCCATTCTCGTTCACGTAGAATCGTACCTTGGTTGTCTAGCATTGTGTACTTCCAATGTAAACCATCGTTTTCTCTCCAAACAAACGCTAACCAGATAATGTCTTGCTTGTTGGACATACGTAAGATATAAGTTTCAAACGTGTTCATTGGTGTACGGTTTAGCCAACTGTCAAAATCAATAAGTAAACCCTTGTGCCTTTCAATGCCTGTAATCTGCGATGAAATTAAGTGTGTTCTATCAACGTGATTAGGGCTTAGGCTACCTGGAATCTTAGAGTTAGGATTTTCTGAATTTAAGTCAGCTACAATGTAGGACTCATGCTTAACTCTTTGGCTTTTAGTAGCGCTTTTTTCAATTGCAGGAAAATGACCCCTAGCATTTTTACCATTCCTTTTTCGCCAAGCTTCTCTAAACTTTTCTTCACTGTCGATACCGTTAGCAATCAAGTCTAAATAATCTCGGTTATAAGCAAAGCCTGTGTTTTGTTTTACGTACACACAAGCTACGTGATGCGTTGGTGTATGCTGCCACAAAACCGTGTTAGGATCTACTTGATTGATGTATTTTAAAGCCTTAGATAAGCTAAAAATATTGGCACTGGTTACTTCATATACGTCAGTGCCACCGTTATTAACATTGTTTAAAATTGCGTTGAATTTTTTGATTGCATAATCTCGAGTAATGATTTTGCTCACTTCCTTATCTAAGCTATCTATAATTACAGTCTAAGGCTTATGCCAGTTTAATTCTCTTTCAATCCTAGTCTTAGCACTTATGCCGTTCTAACTAGATTCAGAACTTTTTGAAAATAGATATTTTAGTCTTCAACCTACGTCATTTCAGCTAGGCTCAGAACCTATATTAAATTGTGACATAAGCTTCCTGGGAACTCTTTAGACTTACATAATTGCTAACTAACTAATGCAAGTTGCGATTATGCAGAGGTTAGAGATGTTTACCAAGCTGTCAAGAACAAGCGTCCTTCAATAGCGATGACAGGAGTCGAACCTGTATCTCATGCCTTGCTCTACCGTTAAGCTACATCGCTACACACACACTTTTTATTAAGGGAGGAAAAAGTGTTGTACATATACATTCCGATTAGTTGGTTCGCCCTTGCGTTGGCAAAGGCTATTGGCACTGGTAGAATCGAACTACCACAAAAGCAACCATGCGTGCCAACCTTAAAAAAATAAAAAAGGAAAGATATTTTTGTTGCCCCACTAGGGTTATTTTAGCCCTTGTTTTACCAAGGAAATTAGCACCAGTGGAGTCGAACCACTGTAAAAGCAACCGTACGTGCCAACCAAATCATAAATATTAAATCAAGGAGTTATGTTAGTTAGGATAATTATTACTATCCTAAAGAGAAAAAGTTTTGAGTTTGTAGCTTAATGCTACAATTGGCACTAACAGAATCGAACTGTTACAAGACAACCATGCGTGCCAGCCGATAAGTAACTTTTAAAAAAGGAGTAATATACAACCATTTTAGGGTTTATTCAAGCCCTATTGGTGTTAGCGGAATCGAACCACTATACAGCAACCATGCACACCAACCAATATCTTAAGAGTTTATATAATAAGGCATTTGAGCCTAAAATAAGAGGAAATAGTTTTAGGGTTGTTATACCCTATTGGTAGCCAAGGAATCGAACCTTGATACAACCACTCTACCAACTTATAAGTAATAGTTTTAGTGCAAGTGCGTTGCCACTACGAAGCTTAGGTAGCGGCAATAAGCATAGCTAGAATCGAACTAGCTTTTATTCCAAAATGCTTGTTAGATAAACCTGTGATAATGTCTTATCTTATGCTAGTTTCAATTAGGTTCAGAACCTTTACAGTTAATAATGAATACAGTAGTAGGTGTCTTCAATCTATGTCAATTCAACTAGGTTCAGAACATGTGATGGATATGTTAATCAATGGTTGTCGTCTTGCATCTATACCATGTCAGATAGGTTCAGAACTATGGTCAAGATTATATAAAATCTAGGCATGTCTTCAACCTACGTCAATTCAATTAGGATCAGAACCTATATTTAATTGTGACATAAGCTTCTTGGGAACTTTCCATGCTTGCAATGTTTTACCGTTAGATTAACCAACGTTACACCGTAGAGGCTAGAAATATTTACCAAGTTGTCAAGAACAAGCGTCCTCCAATTAGCACTAACGGAATTGAACCGTTATTACAGCAACCATGCGTGCCAACTCAATAATTACTATAGAAAGGTTTTACTATGGCAAAACACTAGCATTACCATCTTTTAGGGTTTATCCAACCCTATTGGCACTAGCGGAGCCGAACCGCTATGAAAGTAACCGTACGTGCCAGCCGTAAGTCGAATCGAATATATAAAGGAGTAAAGAGATGCGAGTGTTCGCAATCTTTTAGGGTCTGTTTCAACCCTATTGGCAGCCAAGGACTTGAACCTTGATGCAACCATTCTGCCAACCAATTTAATTAATTCAATAAAATAAAGGAGAATAGGGTCTATGGCAACCCTATTGGCACTAACGGAATCGAACCGTTATTATAGCAACCATGCGTGCCACACCCAGTTAGTAAGTAAAGTAACATATAAAACGAAAGGAGCGATGCAAACAATGTTTGCAACCTTGAGCCAAGCTTTAGCTTAGCTCTATTAGCAGTTAGAGAATCGAACCCTAACAAAGCAACCATGCCTGCTATAAGATGGCTAGAATGGTAAGTCATCGTTACTGATAAAATCATCTTTTGGTTTATTGTCAGTATAGTTATCTAAAAAGCTTGAATAATCTTCTTTTTTTGTTTCATTTTCTGTAGCTGTAGAATTAGTATCAACTACTGGTTGATCGTTTAGAACTGATACAATCTTGCTCCAGTCTTCTGGTTGACCTAAGAATTTAGTTAATGTTTTGTTATCAACTACTCCTAAATTGCCTAATCTTTTAATTGTATTTGCTTTTACCACATTATGAGCAAGTAGTTTAGCTAACATTTGATCGTTTTCTTCAATTTCATTTTTATAATCAGCAATCAAATCAAGAATTTTCTTAGCTTTAACATTCATTCTCTCTTTTTTTTCTTCTGATAATTCTTTCAATGAAAATTTAGGAATAAAAGATCCACCGTTGGAATTAGGTGCAAAGTATTGTTCATCACTGTTTGAAGTAAATTCTTCAACCTTTAATAACTTACCTTTAATAAGTTCAGGTGCATTTCTAAAATCAAGATGTAATTGATTTAATAATCCAAAATACTTTTTGGGTGTAAGTTCTAAATAAGCTAAAACAATATTATTATTGACTTTAGAAAAACTGGCTAAGTCTTCGTCTGTATTAATTAGTTTGTTATCTTTTTTAGTTAACAAACCAAAAATTCTACGTCGTTCTTTAACCTCTTCATTAGGGAAATTTTCCTTAAAGTTGTTACTACCACCTGGGTAAATACCTAAACTAGAACTTGTGCGTCCTTGAGCAGTATCTTTGTAGCGGTATAAATCATATACACCTAGCAAAGATGGATTTGAAGAAATTCCTTTATCGCTTTTAGCAACTTTAGTCATAAATAATGGAATAAATTCATACGATTTAGCTTGAAGCATTTGTCCACGTTCTTTGTTATTTTCAGGAAATTGGATAGTTAACATACCTGATTGCCCATTATGGCGAAGATTTAAAATATCTACACCATTAGGTCTTAAAGGCACTCCTGTTCGTGTTCCTTCATCTACATTTACCATTAAAGAGTCTAGTGTGTTCATAATAAAGTCCTCCAAATTTTATATTAAATTGTTTAAAAAGTTTTTGTAGGTTTGAAATAAAGTGATTTAAATTGCAATTCTATAATAACACATTTCCTTATCTACGGTTATAATAATACACCTATTTTTTATTAAAAGCAATACTTTTAATGAACTTTTTTAAAACAAATTAGTATACTTTTTATGCAATGAAAATTCTCTTCCTATATAAAAGTTAACAAAAAGTTCTTATTTTTATTAACTCTAAAATGAATTAAAAAGCCTATATCCTTGCTATTGTTGAGTTTTTATTGTAATTTAATTGCATTAAAATTATGGTTTATCCTAACTATGATATTTTTTGTGAACTTTTATTATTTACAAATGTATATAAAAATGTTAGTATTACAGTATGAAATTATTTGAAACACATCTTAAGACTAAAAGCAATAGAAGAGTGTGTTTAATTTTTAATAAAGGAAGGTATCATAAATATGACTCAAAAGAAAAATCAACCAACAAACTTTTTCGCATTAGATATTGGCAATAAACAAAGTAAACTTAAGAATAGTAAGGACAGTTATGTATTTCCTTCATCTTTAATTAACCAAAGAGATGTTGCATCAGTTTTCTCAACATCTAAGCCAGACGGTGTAATCGACTTGTCTTTAAATGGTGATACACAAAAGTATTACTGGGGAGCAGGCATCTTGAACTACTCTCAAGACAAAATTCAAGACTCACTTGGTTTTGAAGGTAGATACCAACGCAACATCTACCGTTTATTGAACGAGTTTGCTTTAGCATTTCTAGCTAAGGATTATATTGAAAGTGAACTAACAGCTGTATCAGTTATCGCTGGTGTTCCTACTGGTGATTACAACAAAGAAACTGTAGATGAAATCAAGAGTATTTTCTTAGAAAAAGACGGACAAGACTTTAAGCCACGTAGACACTTAGTTACAGTTGATGGTAAAGAAGTAATTGTACGTGTAGTTCAAGTCTTGGTAGTGCCACAGCCAATTGGAACATTCTATGACGTTGTGTTAAACGATGAATTAAAACCTAATAGTAACAACGTAGCCTTAAACCGTGTTGGTATCATTGATGTAGGCGGTGGAACATTGTTATTAGACCAAATAATCAACGCTAACTTAGACCGTCAAGCACGTTTACAACTACCAACTGGAGCAGATACTTTATACAACTCAGTTAAATCTTTAATCGAGCTTGAATTAGGCATCAGCCCAGACGTGCATAAAATTGAAGCTATGGTAAGAGATGGCTTGGAACGTGGCTTTGACAATGCTAAGTTTGTCTATAAGCAATCAGCTAATAACATCTTTGATATTACCGAGTTAGTTTTAGGTGAAATTGACCACTATACTTCAAACGTAATTGATAAGGTTTATGGAGCGTTTAAAAACATCGCTGAAATTGACACTTTGTTAGTTACTGGTGGCACATCTAACATCTTAAATCACGATATGTTTGAAAAAGCTTTTGCTAAACAAGCTGCAGTAGTGTTTGTTGACAACGCTGAATACGCTAATGTTAACGGTTTTTTGAAGTATGACAAATACCTTAATAGTAATATGTAGCATAATAGCTTAAGCTACTAAGATACTAATGTTAGAATATACGAATATACTAAGGCATAAGTAAACAAATAGCTTTATGTTTTAGCAAACGAAAGGGTGTGAGGTGCTTGCCTGAGAAAAGAAAAGTTGGTCGTCCAGCTAAGAAAAACAAAAAGACTAAGCGTTTAGTAACTTTGATTGATCCGATCGAAGACGCTGATATTGTTGCTTTGTTGATTAAAGAAAAGAACAGAGGCGAAAACACATCTAATATCGTGCGTAGAGCCTTACGCTTTTACGCACATCAAGAGTTCTTAAATCAACATGAATACTTTGTTGAAAGACAAGCTAATTTAAACAATAATATGATTGCTAAAGATATAAGTGGATATAGCAATATAGATACTAGTGAACAGGAACATAAATCTACTAGTGAATTTGTAGCTAAAGATACAAGTAGCACAAACAACAAAACAAAGCCTAAAATTACTAAAATTAAAGCAGAAAACAACGATGATAATGTCTTGGATATATTAAACCAAGGATTCAAGCCACTCTAACGTTTTCTTCTACGTTGCCACTGGTAGTCAATGCTACTGGTGGCTTTGTTAGTTTAGATATAAGTAAATTTGTAGCTTAGTATCTTAGTTAATAAATATCTTAAGTTATACGTGGCAAAAACATGTAAACAAAAGGAAGTGATAATTTGAAAAAAGCAATCCATCTAACATCAAAAGAACGTCAAATCTACTTAGCATTATTATCGCCAGAACAGCGAAAAACACTGAATGAATACCGTAAATATAAGTATAATTCAGAAGTTCTAACAGAGTTCAGTCAAAGTGGTGGCGACTGGAAGTTCCTAGAAATGCAAATCAACTATAATTACGATCCATCGCACCCACAAGACTCAACATTAAAATGTAGTTGTGGCAAAGGTGTTAAGTACCTGTATTATTGTCAGTCTAACATTACTGGTGAGGTCTTAGGTTTTGGTAGTGAGCATCTCAAACAAGAAGCAGGCATCAGTAACGCTGTAGTCAGAGAAATTCTTAACGGTCAACATAGAATAGATCGAGGGTTAGACGAAATCCTGTATTGGTACGCTAGAGGTTATACTTTTCCTAAGTTGATGTACGAGTTTGTCCAAGAGTTTGCTTATGATTGTGAAGTTGACGAATATTTCAAGGCTAAGGATCTGAAATTTCTAGCAGCGTTTGAAGAGCAAAATCTACCTATATACAACCGTGATTATAAGAAGTTAGAAAAGCTAGTTCAAGACGTAAACTCACGTAAAAGCAGCGAAGAATATGAACGCAAGCTTGAAGAAGAAGAGAAACTTAGAAAAGAACGTGAGGAAAAAGAACGTCAAGAAAGGGAAAAACGTGAGCGAGAAGAGGCTGAAAGAAGAGCTGAAGAAGAACGTAAAGCAAGGATTGAAAAAGCTAAAAAAGAAGCCAAAATCAAAAGACTTAAAGAAAAGTTCAAGTACTATTTAGATGAGCAAGCTAACTGGGAAGAAAAGCATCAAACAAAGCTAGAAGAAAAAGCTAATCAAATTGGTAGTTCCAAGCGAAAACAAACTCTACGCAAAGACTTTTCAGGACTTGCTAATAAACGAAAAGAAGTCACACGTAGAGCTAGACTATTGTTTGACAAGTTGTTTGATGAAGAAACAAGTGAAATGTATGCTTTAGATCCAGATAATTACGGCTTAATCCTTGTTTTGTATGGAATCTTAGGGCAAGGTAAAACTAAAGCTAACGAAAGCGTCAATATCGCTAATGTGGCCGTAGGTTTTGTCACACGCTTAGCTAAGAAGTTTGAGTACCCAGTCGAGCAAACAGATCAAGAGTTGTACCAACTTTATGACAACCTTGTTGGTATTTTGTTGTCTAAGGGTGTACTTAGAAGGCAAGGCAATAGGGTCGTGTATGGTGTAAATATACGGTAGAATAATATCCAAGTATATAAGTAGCTTAATATCTTAGTACATTATAGATATAAATATCTTAGTAGCTTATTTTCTACGAAAAATACACGATGTCGATAAGCCTTGTTATATCAGCGATATTTTATTTTCTCTGAAAAATACATTTCAATTTTTTATGTATTTTAGATATAAGTATACAAATAGCTTAATATCTTAGTGGCTTAAGACATAAAAATACAGTTAGAAAGGACGTGGTTATTTGGCTTATGAATTATACGGTTATCAAAAAGAAATAATCTATAAGGTTTGGCATGAGTTTGCTCATGGGAAAAAGGCGGTTATGGTTGTTTCTCCAGCTGGATCAGGTAAATCAGTGATTATTTCTGATATTATCAAAACATTAACTGACGAGAAAAAATATGTTTATTTTATGGTTCATCGAAAGGAATTAGTCGAACAAATACGAGCTGACTTAATTGCATCTGATGTTAACATGGATTACGTAACGGTAACATCAGTAATTAAGCTTAAGAACAGGCTAGGCAAGTTACCAGAACCTTATATGATTGTAACCGATGAAACACATCATTCTAAGGCTAACTCCTACATGGAAATCTATAAATACTATGATAAAGCGTTAAGATTAGGCTTTACCGCAACTCCAGTCAGACTTAGTGGCGAAGGCTTTAAAGACGTATATGATACGATGGTTGAGGGTAAGAGTGTCAAATGGTTGATTGAAAATCATTATCTAGCTCCATTCAAGTATTATTCATTGTCAGTTTTAAATAGAAAGAAACTTAAGAAAAATCGTGGTGAATACACGAATAAATCAATTTCATCAGCCTTAGATCAAGCCGATATTTTTGGTAAAGTAGTTGATACCTACCTTGATAAAGCTAAGGGTCAACAGGCTATTTTATACGCTCATAGCGTGGAGTTTTCCAAGAAGTATGCTAAGGAGTTTCAAGACGCTGGTATTAGTGCTATTCATGTTGATAGCGAAACTCCAGCCGAAGAACGAGAAAGAATTATGACTGGGTTTAAGAACAAGGAATATCAGATTTTGTGTAACGTTGACTTAGTGTCAGAAGGGTTCAATGTTCCAGACTGTAACACGGTTATTCTCATGCGCCCAACTGAGTCGCTAACAGTGTTTATCCAACAATCTATGCGAGGTATGCGATACCGTCCTAGCAAACAGTCAATTATTATAGACCACGTTGGTAATTACCTAAAGCATGGCTTACCTACAACCGAGCATTTTTGGTCGTTAGAAAAAAGCAAAGACGAAGGTCAAGTCGAAAGCTGTTGTTGCAAAATTTGCAAAGGAGTTTTTGAAAACTGGTTAACCAAAAAAGAAGATGGCATTGAGTATCGTGTTTGCCCTAACTGCGGTCATAGGTTCATGGTATTTGAAAAAGAAGTAGAACCAAACACAGATAAAGTTGAAGACAAAGACGCTAAACTAGAAGAAATTACAGCTGAAGATCAAGAGTATTTGGAACTCAGGAAACTAGCTAATTCCAGTGTTAACTTCAAATGGAACATCAAACGCATTGTGGCAATCTTTGTTGCAAAGCACAAATTAAGCTTAATGGAAGGGCAAGTTCCAAAGATTAAATCACCTATTTATTTTGCAATACGAAAGTTCCTAGAAATTAACGACTTGGAAACTTTGAATAAAGGCTGGTTATTTAATCAATTAAGAGAAATTTCAGACCATTACAACGACGATTATAAGGTTAGTTATAGCTTTTTAGTACAATACACAGAAAAGCTAATCCCAGAGTACCTCAATAAGCAAAGACAGGCTAAAAGAAGATACGGTTACCGCCGTTAATGTCTGAATATATAAGTAGCTTAAGAAACTAAGATACTAAGATATTAATAAACGTAGGCATAAAGCCATAAGCAACGCAAGCCACAAAGCTACAGATAACTGAATAAACAAATAGAAAGTCAATTCTTTTTGTAGACAAAGAATTGACTTTTAGCGTACTTTAAGAACTAATTACGGTATAATTAAAAATAAGAAATCTTTTTGTATCAAAGCATTTTATATGATAAACAAATCAACAATTTATTACACACGTTCTCAATAAGAATGTACTCAAGTAGAAGAAAAAGGAGGTGAAAACGATGGTCAGGAAACAAAAATCTAAGAAAGCTACCATACAAGCTTTTAGAGATATAAGAGATAAAAAGACAGAAATTCAGTATGAATACTTGGTAGAAAAACATGTTATTAGAGCTAATGACAGTCGTTATTTAACCTTAGCTAAGTACGCTCACTTGGCTAATAATATCTATAACCAAGCTTTATATCGCTTTAGGCAATCTTTATTTAAAGGTAAATGGTTGAGTTATGGAGCATTAGATAGGTCATTTAAACAGTCATATCAACAAAAAGATTGTATGCTTTATCGTTCTATGAAAAGCGTTCATTTAGCTCAACAAATTTTAAAGTTAGTCATGCAAAATATGACTGTTTGGAATAAAGCTGTTAAAGCTTATCAGAAGAATCCTGGTAAATTTACTGGTAGACCTAAGCTGCCAAAATATAAAAACAAAGGCGGTAAAAGTATCGTTATCGTAGATAATCAAACCGCTAAATTACGTCCAAATGGCATTGTTGAAATACCTGTAATGAATAATCTAAAAATTAAGTTACAACATCAAGATACAACTAAAATTCAACAAGTTAGGATTGTTCCTAAAAATAATCAGTTTGTAGTTGAAATTGTTTATAAAACTAACAAGGTTATTGCTTATAAAAAAGATAACGGACGTTATCTTACAATAGATCCAGGACTTGATAATGCTTTTACTTTGGCATCTAATGTTAAAGAGTTTCAACCTGTAATTGTTAATGGACGACCTTTAAAGGCAATTAACCAATACTATAACAAACAAAGAGCTAAATTAACTAAGTTATACGACTTTAATAAACAAAGTCGTAATACTAAACGTTTAAATAACTTAGATTTTTATCGTAATAAAAAAGTTTTAGGATTTGCTCATGAGGCAAGTAAACGCATTGTTGAAATAGCGTTAAACCATGAGTTAAATACGATTGTTATTGGTAAAAATAAAGGTCAAAAACACTTTATTAATCTAGGTAAAATTAACAATCAGAATTTTATTGGAATCCCACATCAAAAAATGGTAGAGATGATTGAATATAAAGCTAACTTAGCTGGAATTGTTGTTATTCAAGCCAATGAGGCTTATACCAGTCAAACATCATTTTTAGATAACGAAGAACCAATTAATCAAAATGGAGATAAAGCTCGTAAACGTAAAGGACTAAGTCCTACTAAAAGACGTATAAAACGTGGATTATTCAGGTCGAATAAAGGCTTTTTGATTAATGCTGATGTTAATGGAGCTTTACAGATATTAAGAAAAGTAGTACCGAACGCTTTTGCTGACGGTATAGATGGAATCGGATTAGTTCCAGTTAAGCTAAACTTAAATTTCTAATTTAAGAGGCTTACAAACAATTTTTGAAACAAAGCACGAATGCCAAACGAGTTGTAAAGTTGTCCACGAGAGCTTTTAGAATTAATTTTAAAAGTTTGTTGACTGGTTGACTCCATTAGGTTGAGTGAAGCGTCTTTTTAAAAAGACTAGAAAATTATTAATCTAAGTATACAGAAAGTAGGTGATTTTATTGTCAACTTTAGATAATTTGGCTAACGCAAGTTACGAGCGTAGACAGCAACGCATTATGAAATTGCGTCGAGATTTTAACGACATGAAATATATAACGGTTGATAGTGTGGTTAAGCTAACTGGTTACACTGAAGCTACTGTTATTAAGTGGGCAAAGGACGGCAATATACCATTGTTAATTGACAATGGAACAACGGTTGTACCAGTCACAGACGAAAACAGACCTACCTGGATGGGGGGATCTTAATGCGAAAACTTCCAGACATCATGCTAACCGTAGGTGTTGTTTCTTTGATATTCTTTGGCGGTTATTACATCTATTCTGCAAACCTTTTTAACAGCACTCAAGCTGTAGCTAGTTCCAGTCGTAAGCCTTTAGTCGTATCAGATTCTGAAGTTACGGATAGTCATGTTGAAACTATCCATCAAGATGCTATTAAAAACGATCAAGCAAATTTAAATAGGGTTGGTACGGTAGCAATTCCAGATTTAGGTATTTTGCTTCCTATTTACAATAAGCCTTATGATGAACAAGCTTTATTAGTAGGTGCGCAACAACTAGAAGCAAAAGGAAAAGATGCAGATCAAGCAACGATAGGAAAAGGTAATTTTTTACTAGTGGCTCATAATTATACTGACGGTAAGAAGATGTTTAGTCCACTCCAACAAAACATGGGACTTAACGCTCCTTATTTAGTTAATCGACACGCACAAGATAATCATTGGCTAGATGGTAAAAAGATTTATTTAGCTAATGACAAAGGTTTGTATGAATATACAATTGATGTTCAGCATACAATTCCTGAATATAAAACAGATATTCAAAACAACACTGATAAACCTGAAATTAACGTGATTACTTGTCTTGAACCTGACGATAGTTGGAGAATTGATACTCACGGTAATTTAAGTCAAAAATGGAGTTGGGATCAAGCTCCTAGCGATATTATTAACTACTTTGACTTAAACAAGCAACAATTCAATAAGTAAGGAAGTGATTTGTGTGAAAGCCAAAAAAGATAAGCAGGAACGTTTAAACCTTGTTAAAAAGATTGCTAGAAACACTTTTTGGGGATTGATGGTAACGCTGGTTATAACTTTGATGATGGTAGTTGTTGCAACGATTACACAACCTAAATACTTACCAGTAATGTCTAACAATATTTTTGAGTTGAAGTATGTTGCTGACTGGGTATTTTTGATAGGCATTGTTTTACTTATTGTTTTAGGCGGATTTATTTTGTATAAGACCGTAAAGAAACAAAGCGTATGGAATTTTGTTTTTAGTAACTTAGCTCTACTAATGACTTCCAGTGGCTTAGGCTTTATTGTTTTATCGTTTCTCTTACCTAAAAACAAACTTACAGTTAAAGCTGTTGGTCGAGCAGTTAAATTAGTTAACATCAGCTATTTTCTTACTTTTATTATCATTGCAATTACTACTATGTTTGCTGTTTATATAAGTAGAAAATACGTTGATAAAAACAACTGGTACTTATACTTTGCACTACTACCATACATTATTTGGGCAGGTTGGACTTATCAGCAATACCAACACTGGCAAAGCTTTTTATCAGCTAAGAATTTTAATATTCAAAGATTAACATCTATGTTTATCTACTATCAATCACATGGGACTAAGATTGATATGAACTTAATGTTTGAAGGCTATAAGAGTTGCGCATTTGTGGTTTTAATAGCCTTCATTTATTTATTAACAGTAGGAGGGGTGCAACTTGTTTTTAAAGTCAAAGAAAAAATCCAAAGAAAAGCCTAAAAAAGAAAAGAAGAAAAAGAAAGATAAAAACGTTGAAAAGGTCGATAAGGTCAACCAAAAGGTAAACGAAAAGGAACATACCTTTGCTGACGTAAAGATGTACCGTATCATGCCTTTAATCACACTGATTGGCTTTTTGATTGTTGGTTTAAGTTTTGGAACAATTTTTAAGAATAACCATGATTATAAGGTAATGCTATCACGTATCACTATGAAAAAAGGTACAAGCTTGCCATTGTTTCAAGGTGAGTCTAAAGGTGATTTAACAGTTGGTAATGTTATTGTTTCTAAGGATAACAAGAACTTAGCAGCCGAAATTAAATATGATGATACAGCTCACCAACAATTATCTTCATTTGGTAAAAAGTACAAGTTATACATTGTTACTAGCAAGTCTTATCATATCGAAAACCTATCAGCTAAGTATGGGTTCTTTGGAACTGACGGTAACGGTGTTTTAACGGTTAAAAGTAAGGTTCCATTTCCAAATGAGGCTTTTGTTATCATGATTTACGATAAGGGACAGTTGATTTCAAGTTCTGACATTCAATCAGACAATGTTACAGACGAAACCCTAGACAAATCTATTACACAACAGTTGGCTGGAGATGACTCTTCAAGTATGACTAGCACTCAAAGTCAAACTAATGAAGACACAAGACCACCAGTTTACTACATTCGTGTAAACCCAGCTTCATCTAAACGAGTAGACTACAACTGGGGTAACAATGAGCGTAAGTTAGTTGACAACTTGTTTGTAAAGCAAAACCTTGCTAAGTATCGTAAGCAAATCAAAGATGCCCACAAGAAAATCAAGATGGCACAAGCTACGCTCAAAGAATATGACAAGCGTTTAGCTGAAAACCCTGAAGATCAAACAGCGCTATCAGGTAAGCAACAAATGGAACAATCCATTTCAGCTTTAAAAGAAGATGTTGCAACCGCTGATAAGAACTATCAAAGAATGGCAAATTATAGAATTAAAAAGGACGCTTTAGGTGTTGAACAAACTAACTTCAAACGTTTGCAAGCTAACAATATGCAAATGTTTAGTGGTACAGCTGATGACGCTAAAGCTCAACAGTAAGAAAGGGTTGATATTATGACAAGAACAGAACTTTTGTTAGCAGTAACTAGATACTGTGAACAATATCCAGAAACATCGCTAGAAAGCATTATTAAAGATGTTGCTGACACTTATCACGAAGTTCAAGCCAAGACGATCAAGCCTTATGATCCAGAAGAATTAACAGGGCTTGATTTAGATAGGGCTGATAGTTACGAAACTAGCGTTTACAAGAATAACTATGATGGAACCGCTAGAGATGATGATTTAAGCTAAGGAGGTATTTTATTTAGATGTTAGGATTAAAAAATGATCTAAAACTAGTTATACCTGAAGATATTGCTAAAGAGTATAACTATTCTTTGGAAGAAATTAAAACTAACGATAAAGAAATCTTAGGTTACGACAAACAAATCAGTGATTTAAACGCAGTCTTGTATAACCCTAAAGCTCCAACTGGAATGTTGTTAGGTATGCAAGGTTCAGGTAAAACTTCCTTAGTTAGATACTGGGTTAAAACACGAGCTAAAACTTCTATTCCATTAATAGTAGTACAGTTAGACATTGAACGTTTAGGCGAACTTGGATCTGATGTTATGGTTTCAAGAATGCGTAAGCTTTTGACTAACATGCAAATAATTAAAGACGCTACTAAAGAAGCTAACCCTGGTATCAACTTCCAAATGGCTTTATTTATAGATGAAATTCACAAGTTAAACAACTATGGTGAAGCTACTAAAGGGGTTGGTGAAAAGGCTGGTTCTAGCGGTGCGATGAACGCTTTTAAGGAAGAAACAGCTGAAGGTGTATTCCCAGTAATCGCTGCGACAACTGACTATGAATATCGCATTAACATCAAGCCTGATGGAGCGTTTGACAGACGTTTTGCTAAGATTTATATTACACAGCCAGCTAAACCAATTGTTTTTAAGATCTTAAAGACTAGCTTAAACACTTGGTTAAATGCAGGTAAATTTGTACCAGAAATATCAGATAAAACGTTAAGTGATTTAATTGATTACACTAACGCTTATATCTACAATCAAGCTAACCCTGGTAAGTCGCTTGATATTTTAGCCTCAGCCGTAGGTTTATGTACTAACAGACATTTAGAAAACCCTGATGATGGCTGGGAGATTACGCACGAAGTCTTAGAACAAGTCTTTTTAGCTAATGGTTTTAGGATTGGTGCATACGATGAACGAGATATTAACCTAGTTATTCCTCCAGATATTCAAAAGGATTATAACGACTCTTTATCTAAGATGGAAAAAGGCAAGAATACCTTAATAGGTTATAAAGAAGAAATCATGAAGCTTGATTCAACCATGTATCGACCAGAAAAACCTTCTGCTTTGCTTTTAGGTAAGCAAGGTATTGGTAAAACAGCTTTGGTTGAACAATGGATCTACAATCGTTCACTGACAACACTGCCAGTAGTGGTAGTAGAGTTAAACGTTGAAAAGCTAGGTACTCTAAGTGAAAATGATATGATTTCTAAGATGAAAGACCTACTTCCAACTTTAAACGAAATCAAAAAAGCAACCGTTGAAGCAAACCCTGATAAAAAATTTCAGATGGTTTTGTTCATAGATGAAATTCATAAGTTGTATAATTATGGTAAGCCAGATAGTAATAAAGCTGGATCTTCTGCTGCGATGAACGCTTTAAAGGAAGGGCTTGCTAGAGCTAAGTTTCCATTAATTGGAGCTACAACTGACTATGAATACCGTGATTATATCGTTAATGATGCTGCTTTTGATAGACGTTTAGGCAAAGTTATTATGACTCCACCTAGCTTAGATACAACAGTTACAATCTTACGTAGACGTGTTGATTCATGGGAAGGTAAGTTAGACTTTGTTCCAGAATGTTCAGATGATATTTTACGTGAAATTGTAAAATACGCTGATGCCTTTATTCAAAACCAAGTTAACCCAGACAAGTCTTTAACAATTTTAGACAGTTGTGTAGGGATTGCTAGAAGGTTGCATGTTTTAGATGAAAATAAAGGTAATAAAATTACTCACGAAATTGTAAGACAAGCTTTCTTAGCTGAAGATTATGAGATTGACACAGACGTTCCTCCAGAACACATCATTAAAGTTGTTAATGAGTCTGTTTTAGGTCAACCGTTGGCTTTATATCAACTAGCTGATGTTGTAAATACTGCCTTTTATTCTGAACGTAATTTTAAGAAACCTTTATTTACAGCCTTTTTTGTAGGTTCAACTGGGGTAGGTAAATCAGAAACAGCTAAGGCTTTAGCTCAAGCGTTTTATGGACGTAGAGATGCTATCTTAACTCTTAACGGTGGTGATTATGCAACTCCTGAAAGTGCCATTAAAGCTCAACGTTTTATCGCAGATCAAATGACGGTAAACAAACGGCAAGTTATCTTGTTAGACGAAATTGAAAAGTCACATAAAACGGTTATGGACACCTATATGCGAATGATTGATGAAGGTATTGTTGTAGATAAATACGGCAATCAACGTTCGTTAAACTCAACCGTTATTATTGCTACATCTAACTTAGGGTCTGACATCTTTAGTGACTTGTCGCAAGTTATGCACTTAAACCAACAAGAAAATCCTAATGAGTTAACTTCACAATTAGAAGAAGCATGGTGGAGGCGAGAGTCGTCCGTACGTAAAGCTTTGCAAAATGGTGACGCTGGATTGAACAATGGTATCAAGCCTGAGTTCTTGGAAAGATTTTCCTTGTTTGTACCATTCTTACCACTAGCTAGAAAGACCATGGCGATGATTGCAAGAATGCAGTTAGAGAGGTTTAAACAAAACATGACTCACGCTAGATATAGCATAGATATTATGTTGCCTAAGAAGATGAGTCATGCCTGGTGGCAAAACCAAATGTCATTTGCTGATACACCGTATGGCGATGATGATCCAATTTCAGTAATGATTGCCGAAGACTTAGTTGGTAGTGAAGCTAAAACTTCAGGGGCAAGATCCATTACACGTTATATTGACGGTTCGATTAAAACTAAGGTTACACGTTTGTTAGCACAAAGATTAAGGCATAATCAACCGATTGATGGAGTGTTTAAGCTTGAAGCTAAAAATGCCAGCTTTACAACTAATACTGGTGATAGACCAACAGTTGAAGTAAGCTATATTCCTGTTGAGGAACTGTAATTGCAAATAATCGTAGTTTGCATTACTTACACAACGAAAATAGAGGTGATTTTTTTGGATTATGTAAAAGGTGTTAGGACTTCGCTTAACAGACAAAGCTTACTTAGGTTTTTAAAAAGTAAGTTTGTTGTTTTAGGAGTGCTAATTCTAACGATTTTTGGTAGTTTTGGTGCGTTGACACAAACTACTAAAGCCGACGATAGCGACAACATCGCTACAGTTTATCAATACTTCCTATTAAAAAACCGTTCGTCAACAAGCAAACAAAGCTTTACAGATAAAATGATGAAAGGTATTTTAGGACAAACAGATAAAAGTGGTATTTTAGGTTCTGGTGGGGCTAGTGGTACTTTTGGTTATCAAGAATTAATTGATAACTCTAAGGATAAAGCACAAGCTAAGCGTTTTTCAGAATTGATGGCCACTTTATCCTACTATAATTATATTTCTACACAAGGTAATGGTTTTGCTTTACTTTTATCGTATGTAGGTAGATTTTTTGTAGGGTTGATTTTAACGGTATTAGGGGCAGTCATGGATATTATGATTAACTCTTGGTATCTAATTATCAACTTCTTTGCCAAATGGAATGTATTTAATTTAATTGGCGGAACATTAGCTAAGAATAAAGTTGCACTTGATATGGCATCAGCTTTAGGTTTGAAGAGTGATTCGGTTCAATGGTTCATTAATACCTTTATGGTACTTGGAATTACAACCTTGATTGGTACATTTTGTTGGGCAGTTACTAAACGTGGTATGCAAAATGCCGATTATTCTAAGGTTAAAGGTCGAATCATTGGTTTGTTAATGGTTCCAATTGCAATGATGGCAGGGTTTGAATTACTGTCAGATATTACTGAGTACACATCAAAAGATTCAGCATCAAACACACCTTTTGCCAGCTACTTAATGGACGTTAAGACATGGGCAGAAAAGTATAACTTTGACTTAACTGTCGCTAACGTTAAGACAAGTGGTAAAACTAAAGGTTTTGTTATGACTAAGTACAATCCATACTCAGGGTTTAACCCAGTTACAGGTCAAAGTGCATCGGATTCGCTAACACAAACGATTTTTCATGCAAACGATATGTCTAAAGGATTGTTCCCTAACACTAACTTAGCGATTGATTATCTATCAAGTAAAGTATTTGATGGCTATAGTTATATTAGTTACTTACAAGGAGATCAATCTAAAACTGACGGTGCTTATGGTTCTATTTCATCTTTAGTAGACTCTAAAGGTGGTAAATGGATTTACGATTTTGATACACCTTATTCATCAACTGGAATTAAGTTAGATGATGACTACTTGAAACAAAATCCAATGAGTAAAGCCAAAGATGATTACGTAGGTAAGATTGACGGCGATGAAAAGAACGTCAAATCACTTGCATCAATTTGGACTGACCGTTACGTCTACGGTTACAAAAACGAAGGTTCTAAAATTGAAGACTACTATAAAGAAGGGCCTTCAGGAGAACAAATCTCAGCCGCATATGGACGTAATGATAAAGCAGACGGTACAGCTTTAAGTGTTCCTTCCATGTTTTATGTTTTAAACACACACTGGAACGATCAAGGTGGTACATTCTCAATTACTTCACCACCTACAGGAGCATTTAAAGACATCGCTAAATTCGCTGATGATAGAGCTGTTTACTACGATGTTTCCATGGTTGGTGTACCATTCTTTAGTGTTTGTGGTTTAATCGCTATTCCATTGTTTACAGTATTGGTATTCATCGCCGCTGTTGAAGCCTTTTTAGCAATGGGTATCTTAGACATGAACATGCGTCCACTTAGAGCCTGGATGCTGGCTATTATCAAAGGTGATTATGAATACTCGGTTGCTGTTATCGTTTATGGTTTAGGTCTTGTAGGCTCAATCATTATGGCTACAGTCGTACCTAACATGTTAATCAAATTCTTTACAGGTTCATTAAGTGGTATCTTTAGTCGTTTGAGTTCTTCTGCTGACAATGGTTCAATGGCAGGTGGAATTGGACTATTCTTTACAGCCTTTTTAGCAATCGTATTTTGGGTTGCTTACATCAAGAATGTATCAGGGCTTAGAGATAAGTTAACAGGCTTTATTATGTTACCTTGGACATGGGCTTCATCTACAGGTCAATCATTAGAAGATCAAGCTAATGGTGGAGCTAGAAACCTTGTAGGTAGAGGTAGTGATTTACGTAATCAAAAACGTGAACAAAGCGCATTAAGAAATAGAAACATGATTAACGCTGCTGAAAACTGGGCTTCAGGCGGTGGCATGAAGAAAACTAGATTTGGCAGAAAACTTGATGATTTAACTGGTAATCGTATCAGTGGAGCGCAAGGTAAGTTAAGCCGTGCTGCATTGTTAGCTCAACATATGATGGGCAATTACGCAGACGGTGTAACTGGTGATGACACTCATACAGCTGGTGAAAATAACTTAGAACGTATCAAGCGTTTAGGTTTAGCTCAACGTCAAACTCAAAAACTAGCTCAGCTATCACGCAATGCTAAAAACGGTAAGTTAGGTGTTGATGATAAGGCTAGTGAACAAATTGACAACAAGATTAGAAACAAGATTCACCCTAACGATCTATCTAACCTAGAAAACGGCAAGGCTTTAACTGACGCATACAAGCAAATTGATAAAGCTGATGAACAAATCGGTAAAGATGACGATCGTATCAACAACATTAAAAAGGCTATTGCGTTCCAAGACAGTATTGCTACTAACCCTAACAGCGATGCTAAGACCGTTGATAAAGCAATGGCTAAGAAACGCAAACTTATGCAAGAACTTGAAAAAGCTCAACAAGATAAGAAAGAACATCAAAATCAAAAAGCAAATCTTCAACAAGTTGCTGATGACACTGTTGGTAAGATTAAGTTCAACGATAATGTTGAAGGCTTAAGCAAGGCTGATACTAAGTATCGTCAAGACCTTAACAAAGAACTTGACCGTATCAACGCTAAACAAGATGATATTGACAACAGTAGAGCTATCATAAGCGATGCTTTGGCAGATCCTAATATAAGCGATGCTAATAAGGCTAAGTTGAAAGATCAACTCCAAGACTTAGATAGACAACAATCAAGCTTAGATAGTGCTAAGGCAGTTCATGCTAAGAAAGCTAAGACTTACGCAAACAGTTCTATCAAGCGTGCTGAGAAGTTGAATAATCCAAAAGCTGTTAGAGAGAGTTTACAAAAACTTGCACAACAAGCTACTAACCAGCTTAATGAGTTCGTTGACAACCCAGACGAAAAGAAAGTTAAAGTTCTTAACGAAGACTTTAAGCACCTTAAGACACAAATGGATCGCTACGGTATTACTCCAGATGAAATTGGCTTTGACCCTCAAGCTGCTATGGACGACTTAGCACAAAATAGTGGCAACTTACCAGACAGTGTATTTGATGAAAATGCCTTAGCTATTGATGAAAATGGCTTAACTGATTACGCTGCTGATTACGGACGTAGAAATATGATTCGCAGAAAGGGTAGCATTGACTCAATGGAAACTAAAGACGGTTCTACTTTAGGCGATGTTATGAAGAATAAGGTAAGCTTTGAAACTAAAGCTCCAAAAGAGTTTAACAATGCTGATAAGTTAGCTCAACAAGTTCAACAAATGAGAAAAGCAAGTCCTACATCAGGTAGTGGAGTTGGTGGAAATGGTAGCAAGACTATCGTTCAAAACAACCCTGCTAATAACGATGGAACAAAGGTAGTTCAACAAACAGTTGGTGGCGGAAATCCACAACAAACTGTAGAACAAACCGTAGTTCAAGGACAAGGTAATCCTGAACAAACTGTTATCAGACGTAATGCTAACGGTGGGCAAAGGACAATCCAACAAACAGTCAGTGGTAGTGGAAATCCACAACAAACTGTTATCAGACATAATGTTAACGGTGGGCAAAGGACAATCCAACAAACAGTTAGTGGCAATAACCCACAACAAACTGTAGTTCAAAACCAAGGTAACCCTGAGAAAACTGTTATCAGACGTAATGCTAACAACGGTGAAACAAAGGTAGTTCAAGATACAGTTAGCGGAGGAACCAACCCTACACAAACTGTAGTTCAAGGGCAAAACAACCCAGAACAAACTATCATTAGACGTAATGCTAACAACGGTGAAACAAAGGTAGTTCAAGATACAGTTAGCGGAGGAACCAACCCTACACAAACTGTAGTTCAAGGGCAAAACAACCCAGAACAAACTATCATTAGACGTAATGCTAACAACGGTGAAACAAAGGTAGTTCAAGATACAGTTAGCGGAGGAAATAATCCTTCTCAAACAGTAGTTCAAGGACAAAACAACCCAGAACAAACTATCGTTAGACACGTTAATAATGGTGGAACAAAGGTAGTTCAAGATACAGTTAGTGGAGGAACCAATCCTTCTCAAACCGTAGTTCAAGGACAAAACAATCCAGAACAAACTATCGTTAGACACGTTAATAATGGTGGAACAAAGATAGTTCAAGAAACAGTTAGTGAAGGAAGTAATCCTACACAAACCGTAGTTCAAGAACAAAAAGCACCAGAACAAACCATTATTAAGCATAATGTTAATGCTGGGAAAGAAATTCAAAATGTAGTTGACAATAGTCCACAAACTAAGGCTGACTATAGTGTTGATAATAATCCTAAGCAAAACTTAGATGGTCTTAACCAAAACAATCACGTAAACCTAGATAATAATCCAAGCGATGATCTAGGCAAATAATCAAATTCTAAAATCGTCAAAGATTAGTTAATGCTAGTCTTCGACGATTTTTTGTAAACAAAGAATTATATTTTGCAACACTTCGCACACGTTTTAATATATAATAAATGTATCCTTACTAATACTTTTCTTAGAAGGTGATACAAATGCAAGCTTGGTTATTAACACAGTTATTAACCATTAACAACGTAGTCTTTGGCGCTGGTGGTGAAAACACAAGAAACTGGGGACAAAATATTGTTAAAGCTGGAATCAACGTTATCTTAGGTGTTGGTGGATTAGTCTTAGTAGGACGTGGAGCTTTTGACATTGTTAAAGGCTGGTTCAACGACAACAAAGACTGGAAACGTATTGGCATGGGTGTGCTAACAGTAATCGTTGGCGGTGCATTAATTGCATGGTCTGTTGTTAGCCTACAAAGCTTCGCTAATAACCTTGGTGGAGATTTCAACTTAACAAACTAGTGGCTTTAAAAAGCCCACATAAGAGGGCGCTTCAAACGTCCTCTTTTTTAATTAGAACGGAGGTTTTTTATGAGAAACGAAATATCTTTTGCGTTAGGTTTTCAAGCAACGAACTTAAGCCAAGGAGCAATTGATTTTTTTGAAAATAACAATGCTATCAAAACAGAAGATGGCTACGCTTTGGCTTATAGGGAGTCTGATCAAGATTTATATGGTGATTTACTTAACTTTGATGGAACGGTTAGTTTAGGGGTTATTAACGAACAAAATCAAATGTATTATCCAAGTGATACTTTAACTAAGATTTTTGCTGATGATAACTCTATGGAAGTTAGTGAATTAGATTTAACTTTGCCATATGCTTTGGAAGACTTTGTTAATAGTCATATGCCAGAAATTCAAGATGAAATCAAGCGCATTAAAGAACAATACTATCCTAACGACAAAGCTAAGTTAGACCTAAACCCAGGTACTAATGTTCAAACACAAACGCAAGTACAAACACAAGCTCCAGCACAAGAACAAACTCCTGTACAAACACAAACACAAGCTCCTGCTAATAAAGCAGTTGCAGTTATTCCAAGCGTTAATGGAGAAGATGATAATTCAGAGCTTTATGACTTGTCAGGCAAAAACGATACTCAAACAAGTAATCAAGATTTAGATGCTAACTTAGACGTCAAGGCTGATGAAAGTGTAGATACAAATGATAATCTTCCAGCACAAACAGCTGTTGAAGCTAAGCCTGAAAATCACATTGCTCAAGGCACGGTAGATCCTTTATTAACTTTAGCTGCTGACATTTTTGAAAACAATGAAGCAATCAGTTTTCCTAAATATGATGAATACACACATAAGCAAATTCAGGCTCAAATTGTTAAGAGTGAATCAACTGTATTCATCGCAAGAGATGAAGCTATTTACACGATTTACAACATCTTAAAAGCACATGCACCTAAGTTTGAACAAGAGTTTGAAGATGATTTTCTTAACTCTAAGCAAAAGCATGATCTTAGGTTAAAGAGCATTGAAACTTCTAAGAACAATCGAATAGAAAAAATGGAAGCTGCAATGCAAAAAGAATACATGAGTAATCGTGAAAAGTTTGTTGAAGCACAACGTACAATCCTAGAAACAAATTATGATAACGATCATTTAGCTCAACAACAACAAAGAGTTAATCAAGAACGTCAACGTTACATTGATGAAGCTGAATTTGCAACAACTAAAGAGAAAAAGGATTATCAAGATCATTATAAAGAAGAAAGACAACGTTTCTTAGAAAGACGTTTCCGCCAAATTGATATTGCTCAAGTGCTTAACGATTTTGAACAAGTTGTTCATCAAGAAACAATGGCAATTGAACAAGAAGCAACACAATTTGCTAACCAAGTTGGTGTAGTTACAGAAAGCGTTAAGAAACAACAAGAAGCTGCTGAATTAAACGCTAAAAGCGCTCAAGAACAATTAAATATCTTCAATAAGACAATGCAAGAAAAGATTGAAGCTCGTGTTGAAAAAGAAGTACAAAAGCGTACATCTTCATTACAACAACAATTAATTGACTCTCAAAAACGTGTAACTGATGCTCAAAACAACATTGAAAGCTTACAAAAGAACAACAAGGCTTTAGTTGCAAGTAATGAGAAGTTACAAACAGCTAATGACGCTTTGAATAACATTAAAATTGACAGAGTTCCAGCACCAGCACCTACTCCAGCACCAGCAGTAGAACCTGTTACAGAACCAGCTAAAAAGAAGAATGTTTGGGGATTGGTTGCAGGCTTTATCGTAGCTTTAGTTGCAGTAGTTATTATCACAGCTGGGGTAACAACTTTAGTTACAAACCATAATAACCAAACACAAACAACTAGTGTATCAAGCTCTCAAGAGTCTGTTGTTTCTAGTTCCAGTGCTAAGGATTATCAAAAAGGTGATACTTGGACTTATTCCAAAGATGGCCACAAGTACAAAGTAACTATGGATAACAGTACGCAAGGACATTATACAGACCAAGATGGAAGACAACATCGTATCACTTTAACAAATGAATAAGGTTGGTGAAATTTTATGACAGATGCAGTTATTAAAGACACGGTTGTTCATGAAGATCAATCAAATCAAAATCAAAGTCAAGACAACGTGCAAAAAACAAGTTCACAAGATAGTGAACAACAAGGTGAAGTTGTAGCTCTTAAAGACTTAGGGAAAACAGCTCAACATACTGATACACAAAACCAAGAACAAGCGATTTTGCCACAAACAGGGGTAACTAGTCCAGTACCTTTATACGGTGTGATTAGCTCAGCTACTTTAGTTTTGTGTGCCTTAGCGTTAAAGTTCAGCGAATTTATCAAAGAAAGTAGGTAGGTACAATGGCTCAATTTCAACCTGACTCTGGTAATAAGATGTCGCTTAGAAGTGAAGCTTTAGATCAAATCAAGCGCATTGATTCTATTTCACGGTCGATGGGGAGTTTGGGCGACTTCTTAGTATCTACGTTGTTATCAATCTTAGCGTCTTTGGTTATATTTGCGATTTTTCCTTTGCTTGCATTAGGGCTTTCAACAACTGGTGCAGGCTTGCTTAAAAACAGTGTTCCGTTTGTTGGTGTAATTATAGGTTCGTTTTTAATTGCTTTAAACGCATTGTTTGTTAATCCATCGCAAGGAAGCCAGTTGATAATTTCTATTAATTATCTGCTTAGCCAATTCGGTGATACCAACAAGCGTTACTGGCGAAAAGACCGTTACTTCAAGTTCTCTAGTAGAACCCCTGATCGTACGGTGCTTGAAAGCAAGTATAAAGGTAGAACTCACTATACCTTAGTGTATAAAGTTCAAGGTATGGTATCTCAAACTTCTTTTGATGATGACTTACTTTATTTAAAAATAATTAACAAAAACGCTATTAACAGTTTAGAAAAAGATACGATTAGAACAACGGTCAACTTTATTGGAATACCTAGAACAAAGCCTAAGACCCTAAACCCTAACGCTACTCGTGAGATGCAGTTAAGGCAAAGAACACTTTCAAGAATTGTTACTGGTTTACAAGATACTCAAGTCTTAGAAACTTACATCGTGCTTGATAACGAATCATATGACAGCTTGATGAAGAAAGCTAGAGCGCATGAAGTCTTCTTTAATCAAGGCATGGTTGTTACATATCATATGCTAAAAGGCGATGAGTTGAAGAAATTGATTAATAAGCTTTATGCAAACGACAATTTTAACAAGTGAGAAGGACGGTGGTATTTTGTTTTGGAATAAAAAATCAAAGGCTAAAAAAGCTAAGAAGCCTGAAGTTCAATACAAGATGACTAAGGCTGAAAAGAAAAGGGCTAAGCAACGTAGAAAAATAGCTGAAGCTCGCAAAAAGAAATTTATCGGTCAACCTGGGTTTACATCAGATGAAGGCTACGTTGAATTTGACGGTTATATCCACGAATACAACGGACGCTATGTTTCGGTGTTTGACGTATTAGTTCAATATGGTACTCACAACCCTGAAGTTATTGGTTGGTTAACAAAGTTAATTCCAACTCAACAACTTAAAGATGGGGACATTTATTTTGCCTATCGTGAAAAGGGTATGAGTAAAGGTACAGAAAATGAAATCTTTTCTAAAAAACTACATTCAAGAAAAGTAACCATGTTAAATTCTGAAGAGTCAACAGACGAACGTGAAAACTCAAAGAAAAGACTTGAATTAGAAGATATTCAATTAACTAATGAATTAGCTAAAAATGAACACATCGTTGATAGTGACATTTCACTTGTAGTTTGGGCTGATACTCCAGAACAGTTGAAAAAAACTGTTGATGAACTTAGACAAAACTATAAAGACAGCGGTATTCCTGGCTTTATGATTGTACGTAAAATCTTTAAGCAAAAAGAAGAGCTTTTCAGTTTGTTTAATAAGATTTCGGCTAACAAATGGCATAACGCTGATATGGAGTCGGTTGCGGCTAGTCGCTTGTTTTTACCAAGTTCAGGCTTTGTCGATCCACAAGGGGTTTACGTAGGCGAAGACCTAGAGTCGCTTTTGTATAACAACTCCTCAATCATTGATTTTAATGGTATCAGACATGCAGTTGTTATTACTGGTGGTACAAGCGTTAGATATTCTTTGAACGGACTTGAATATCCAATTGAAACAAACCGTTCAGGTAGTGCATGGGCGCATGTAATAGCCGAAGATAACTATTTAGTTAACGGTAAAAGAACGCATCATATCAACCTAGTTCCGTTTGATTATCATGCACCTAATTCTAAGGTTTTAGACATGCAAAAATACACGCTTAATACTTTGGAAGTATACGGTACTAAAGAAAACGTTGAAGTCGACGCTAATGACAACTTTGAAAAAGTTACTGAAATTATCATGATGTTACTTGGTGAAAATGCTGTTTCTTCAGACCAATACGCTAACATCAGGGGTATGTTAAAGGAACAGTTGATTGACTGGGTAATTAAACGTGCTGGTGGTAATGGTATTTATACCTTAGATCCACAAAATGAACCAACTAGAGCTTGGCGAATTTTAGCTACAGAACAACATCAAAACTATCCAACCATAGGGGACTTTGTTTTGGAATTAGACTCAGTTGTAGCTAGAGAAAGGAAAGTTGGTGAAAACGCTGGTGATAGAGCGCAACTCTTGTTACGAGCAGTAAAAACAGCCGTTAACCAATACCCTCAAGTATTCAATGCCAAGACCAACATACCTGATAAGTTCACATACTATGATCGCAACATTTATTACGATTTATCTAAACTATCTAATAACCGTGTTGTTAAAGGTGCAATGTTCTTGAACACTTTATCTTATGTTGCTAATAGAGCTATGCCAGGCGATATGATTGTCATTCATGGTTTAGATAGCGTCACAGTTTCTCCAAGGATTTTAAAACCTTATCGTGAAAAGATGGACGAAAAAGGTATTGGTTTAATCACAACTTTGGAAGAACGAGATAACAAGGAAATGAATATCAAAACTCTAAACAGTTTTATTTACCCTCTCTCAACGCAAGACTTAGTTGTTTTGGGTGGTTTAACTCCTGATAGTTTGAAAGATATTAACTATTCTTGGAACAAAGAATTATCTAAACGTGTTCGTGATGAATTATTAGCTAATGCAAACAGTCGCTTTTACGTGTATAGAGCTAGGGATTTATTAGGAACAGTTATTGATACTCATTTGATTTTGTAGGGGATAGTTGATACTATTCCTTATTTTTTTACAAGAAGGTGATAAAAAGTGGACTTTACAAAGAAAATAAATATTTTAGCATCGCTATTAACACTTTCCTTACTAATTATTCAACTAATATATCCAGCAGTAGCTAGTGCCAACTCTATTTTTGACTCAGGCTTTCAAAACAACGGTTGTTATACAATAACTAGTGACTCAGGTGATGATGATGGCTCAGGCGGTAGCGAAGGTAGTGGTGGTGCTGACGCAAGCGGTGGTAAAAACGTTCATACAGATGTTTCTGTTGACTTTGACGAAAACACACCAGCTCCAATTGGAACAAAGAATGGTAAAAAATTAGCACGAGCTGTTGCCAAAGCTGGCGAAAAGCTTTACAACATTAAGATTGACCCAGGTTTGATTTATGCTCAATGGGTACAAGAATCAGGAGCTAATTTAAGTGCTAATCCACCTTTAAACAATGACGCTCATAACTTAGGTGGTTTGTCAGGACAACCTCCTGAATGGTTAGCTAAAAAAGGTGTAGTTTTAGGTTCAGGTCACGCTGAAGGTGACGGTAGTTATATGAACTTTCCTAGTTATAAAGTGTTCGGCGAAGCATATATTAGTGGGCTTTTCCCAGCCGTTCCAGAAGCATTAAAATCAGCTAGTGACAGCAACTCCGAAAAAGCTAGTGCTAAAGAAATGGAAGATTATTTAACCGTAATGCACAATCATGGTTACTTTACAGCTAACGTTGCTGATTACTTACCAGGATTTCAAGCTGGGTATGCACAATACTATAACGCTGATGACATCGCTGGTGATGTAGGTACAGCAACCACTGACTCTAAAGATGACGATACTGATTGTTCAAAAGATAGTAGTGCTTCTCCTGGTGGTTCATGGGGTTGGCCTTTCCCTGACGTTGGCGAAGGTTCATTTATGGACGCTCAATTGTTTGGTACTCACCCAGGCAATCAGAGACCTAATAGTTATCACGATGGCTTAGACTTTGGTTCAGTCGATCACCCAGGTAAAGAAGTTCACGCAATCCATGGTGGCAAGGTTGTCAAAGTAGATTATGCTGGTGGATTAGAGTGGTATGTTGTAACTAAAGGTGATGACAATTTATCTATTGTTTATCAGGAATTTGCAAGTTCAAAGAGTAATATTAAGGTTAAAGTAGATGATGTTGTAAAAACAGGCGATGTAATTGGTATTCGTGATACAGAACACGTTCATATTGGTATAACAAAGCTACCATTTGATCAAGCTGTTTCTCATTCGTGGGATTCAAGTGGTGGTTGGATTGATCCACTAGAAACAATCAAGAACGGCCTTAAAAAAAGTGGTTCAGACGATGCAACTGGTGGCTTAAGTTCAGACGAAGACAGTGCTAGAAAGTGGATTATCGCACACGAATCTGGTGGTCGTTATAATGCTAGAAATGGTAAATATTACGGTGCTTATCAATTAGATTTATCCTACTTAAACGGTGACCTATCTAAAGAAAACCAAGATCGTGTAGCTCAAAGTTACATGAAGAATAGATATGGTACTTGGGTTAAAGCTAAGCAATTCTGGCAAGCACATAATTGGTGGTAATTATAGGAGGAAGAAAAAACATGAAGAAAGTTTTAATGGTAATTCTAGGAGTAATCAACGTGTTCTTGTTGGTTCTTACGTTAGTTATATATCCACGTCAAATTAAAGCAACAAAGCAAGCTATTAGTGAAAACAACGCTAAGATAGAAAACTATCAAGCCAATACTAATAACTTAACGGTTAAAGGTTATCAAAAAGTTATCCGAAACAAAGTTAAAAACATTGATATAGACAATATCGAAAACACTTTAAGAAACAATTACTCACAAGCTATCACTGAGGCTTACAACGCTAAGACTGAAGATGAATATAAGGCTAAAGAAAACGATATTGCTACAAAGCTTGGTTCAAACCACTTAGCAAGCAAGGTTATGTTTCAAACTGTAATTCAAAAGATAAACGGTAAAGACTATCCTAAAAGCAATGGTTTAAATTCTGTAAGTGTATCGTTTGGCAAGTTTGATGTTGATAAGCATACACTACCAGTTAACATCTTAGTTGATTACAAGCCAGTAGTTGAAGATGAATCCGCAACACAACAAGTTTCTAGCAAGAAAGTTATGTACAGCTTTAATTACAACACTAAGACACAACTTGATGGAACTGTTACCTTTACCGAACTTGTATCAGTGGATAAGTAGGAGGGCTTTATTATGAGTGACAAGAAACAAAATGTTATATTGATGGTACTAGGGGGAATTACAGTGTTATTGCTAATATTCTTTTTAGTATTACGAGTTCAAAGCGTTAAAGCTCAGCATGAATTATCTAAAAGCGAAGATAAAATAGAAAAAGCACAAGACGCTTATAACAAGAAAAAAGGCGATGTTAGCAAGAAGGTTTACTATTATGTAAGTGAAAACGGTGATGCTAAAACTAAGCCTATCGGCAGACAATACGTTGGCACACAGACATTAAACGCACGAGCAAACACTTTATTCAAGATTATTTATACCTACAGTAATTCTAACGATTACACTAACCGTAAAAGCAAGGCTAGTAATTTAGTAACAACAGACGTTTTGAATAAGCAAGATATATTTGGAAATAAAAAGAACGCTTCTGTTGTAGATAGTTTAGGCATAGAATCGTCCTTTGATAGTGCTAACGCTTATTTAAGCGAATATAAAGACAATGAACTAAAGGGTATGGTTATCGTTAAATACAGCATTGTTAATATGGCTGGCACTAAAGAAGGAACAAAGACGTTTAACGTAACTTACGACATGAACCAAAACAAGTTCACAGCAATTGATGTAATTAATTAGTTATAAGCTTTGACCAATAGTCAACATTAAACTATAATAAAAGTAGATCAAACCCTCCCAGACCACACATCGTGGCAGGTACGTCCTGAATTGGGAGCATTTTATACGAACCTAGGCACAAGGATCCTTGCCTAGGTTTATTTTTTTGTATTTTATACGTATTTCCAATACTTTTGTGTTAGAATGTTAATAGATATAAGTATATAAAAAGTATCAGAAAGAGAGGTGGTAAATAACAGTTAATAAAAATATAGAATTATGTAGAATTAAATAAAATGAAATGCTGTAATAAAATCATAGAAAGAACAAATGTAGGTGATTTATATTATGGCAATGTTAAAACCGAAAGAAATGGCTGAAAGATTAGGTGTTACAGTTAGAACTTTACAAATTTGGGATAAAAAGGGAACTTTAAAAGTCTATCGTACTCCCACTAATCGAAGATATTATACAGAAGAATAATATTTAGAATATATCGGTCAACCAACAAGTAATAATCGCAATAATGTTGCTTATGCTAGAGTATCAACATATGGACAAAAAGATGATTTTAAAAATTAAATTGATACAATCTTTATTACATATAAAGATAGATTTATCCATTTTGGTTATGATTGGTTTGAAAGATTATGTAAAATACACAATATAGAAATTATAGTTCTGAATAATATTGAAACTAGTCCTACTCAAGAAATGGTTGACGATATGCTAAGCATTGTACATGTATTTTCTTGTCGCTTATATGGTTTGCGTAAATATAAAAGTAAATTAAAAAATGACAAGTCTTTGAGAGGTGGTGAAATTAATGATTCGAGTTCAGAAGGTAAGACTTTATCCAAACCAAACGATGAAAAAGGTTCTTGATGATCTATGTGATTATCGTAGATATTGTTGGAATCAAGGTTTAGCTTTATGGAATGATATGTATGATAGTTCTTTAATTTTAGATGATAAAAAGTTAAAGCCAACAGCATATAAAATTCGGAAAGAAATGACAGTTAACAAAGAAGACTGGCAGTATCAGTTATCTTCCAGATGCTTATATAAAGCTGTTGAAGACTTAGGAAAAGCATGGGATAACTTCTTTAATAAAGCTATGCCAGACTGGGGTAAGCCAAAATTCAAATCTAAAAAAGCTCCTAGACAAGGGTTTAAAACTGATAGAGCTAAGATTATCAATGGTAAGCTAAGGCTTGACAAACCACACGGAATCAAAACTTGGTATGATATTAGTTTTAAAGGCGCTAAGAGTTTAGATGGTGATTTAAAAGTTGTTTCAGTTTACCGTGAAAATGGTAAATACTGGGCTAGTCTACCGTTTGAAGTTGAAATAGCTAAGAAAATTAAAACTGGTAACAAAACAGCAATAGATGTTAATGTCGGTCATTTTAACTATACCGAAGGTAAAGTTAATACACTACCTAATCATTTAAGAAAACTCTATAAACGTATCAAACATTACCAACGTCAGTTAGCTAGAAAACGTGTCGTTAATGGAAGAAAAGCTACTCAATCGCATAATTATGTTAAAACGAGAGCCAAGTTACAACGTGATTATCGTAAAGTAGCTAATATCCAACATGATATTGTGCATAAATTTACGACTAAATTAGTAAGTGATTACGATAAGATAGCCATTGAGAATTTAGCTGTAAAGAAAATACAGATGACGCACGTTGCATCTAAAGGCTTACAAAGATCATTATTTGGCTATTTTAGACAAGTATTGGTTTATAAAGCTGATTGGTATGGCAAGGAAATCGTCTTGGCAAATCAATTTTATCCAAGTACACAAAGATGTTCTGAATGTGGTCATATTAAGGCTGGCGAAGATAAAATTGGTCTTGATGGGAACCAAAAACATAAGACTAAACATAATGAATATATTTGTTATGAATGTGGTGCGATTATGGATAGAGATGAAAATGCAGTAAAAAATCTTTTGGCTTTAATAGTTTAAAAACATTTAAAAGGGGGGTGAGCTACACCCTTAAGCTATCAGAGTTAGTCAATGTCATTACCCTCTAGTTAGGATATGGGAATACTAGCGTTGACGGTAGTAAATAAAATTCAGGAAAGGAAAAATATATTCTTTCTAATAATGTAGAAGGAACTACATATCTTTCTATATTATTCTACATTTTATATAGCTGTTAGCTGATGCCAAGATATGATTTTAAGTATAAAGTTTCTTATAAGAATGCCGATGAGGTAGAAGTTAAAGAAATTGTTGAACCAGGTTCAGATCGAATGATTGAACTTTTTGGTGCAATTGATACTATGAAAATGACCGTAAAGAAAGTTAGTCCTAACTATAAGAATGGTATTTTAGGTAAAGCTAAGCTTTTCCCTATTAAACGTGGAAATAACAATTATAAAAAAATTCAAATCAACTATGAAGTCAACGATGATAACGTGAGGATTTTAGACTTTAAACCCTTTAAGTTACTAAACTATACAGTAACCGTTAGTCACCGTGAAGAAGGGGATTTGTTACAAGTTGATTTAGGACAGCAAGTGTTTGCTGTTACATCAAAGACTGAAGTTGCTAATGTAAGATATGTTATGAACACTATTCAACGTATTAATAATGAGTTGCTTTCAGAGGTTGAAAACGACAATGATTATGACGATGAAGATAATGATGAAATGTACTCTTCTGATGCAACTGATGACAACAATCAAGATGAAAAAGAAGAAAAAGTAAAAACAGGGCTTACTCCTAGCGACTTATTTAAGTAAGAAAGAAGGTTCTTTATGACAGACGAAGAAAAGAAAAGAATAGCTAAAGGAGAAAAAATGTTCAAAGAACTTTTGACAAACCAGTTCGATGAACGAATTATTGATAGACGAATTGAAATTTTAAAAGAAAGTAATGATTTAGAGTATGTATTAGATTTTCTAAAGCATGAAACTAGGAATCTAACAATGCTTAGCAGAGAAGAGTTCTTAGAAAAGATAGGCTCATTAAGAAATCACGGCGATAGAATTACCTATTACTTAGCATTTGCTGGATTCCCAGTCAAAGATTTAATCAACATTAAAACAAAAGATTTAAAAGGCAATAAGTTTAGCTTTGATGGAAGATCTTATGTAATTCCTGAAGATATTGCTGAGTTAATCAAAGAATTGATTCCTAAAGGTCAAGAATATATGTTGGTTAACACATCAGGTGAACACTATATATTCCCAACCTTTAGAAGTCATTTAGCAATTTTAAATAAAAGAGTTGGATTCTCCTTGAAAGCAGCGTACTTTTTAGGTGTATTTTCTGCGGTTAACCCTGACTCAAAGATGGTTAAGATTAACCCACAACTCAAGAAGATTGTCCTGAATAGGCCTTTAGTCCATCGTGCTGATGAAATTAACGAGCTTACTTTTAAAGCAAGAGTAAGTAGCCTAAAGAAAAAGTATAACTATTGGTATACTTACAAGCATATGCTAGACTTAGGTCTAGGCAAAACCGAAGAATAAAAATAGGTCAAAACCTGATCTATTTTTATTTTTTCATTTTCAAATAATCGTAATTTAGATGTCTTAAATAACAGAAAGGAATGGTAAGTTCGATGGTTTCCAAGAACAATTTAAAAAATAAAATGGAACAAACTGCTGCTAGAACTCCACATTATGGCATACGCAAACTAAGCGTAGGGGTAGCCTCAGTGTTGATTTCAACAACGCTTTACATGGGAGCAACTTCAGCTAAGGCTGACACTTTGCCAAGTACAGCAACGGACGCTGCCACAGCTAAGCCAGAAACAGTTAGCTCTTCGAGTTCGACTCAAGCTAATGCGACAGCTGATAATACTGCTAAAACAACAGTTCCTGCAACAGCAAGTTCTACTGATACAAGCGTTAGCACAACTCCTAACGCACAAGCAAGCACAACAAATGCGGCAGCTGGTGCAACATCTAGCGATAAAAGTGGTGCAAATAACAATTCTTTAGTTGCAAACAACGTTGAGTCAACTGCAAATACAACAGCACAAGCTCAACCTAAGCCAAACGTTGTAACTAGCGATAAAGCAAACGTTGACAATCAAGTTGGTAGTAACGTTGAAAACAAGGCTACAACAACTACTGATACAATTTCAACTCCAACTACTCCAAAACGTATGGTACGTAGTTTGGCTGCAGCTCCAACTACTAACAGTAAAGAATTAGTTGAAAATCAAGATTATACCGTAAGTAATGTAAGCTTAGAAGATCATAAGAAACAAGATAATTTTGATGAAGACGCAACTTTTTTGCACGCTGATATTAATGCGAAAGATGGGGACGTAATTGCTAATAAAGAAATTACATTTAGATTTAATTCAAAAGAATTTAGAGGATTTAACAACCTAAAAAAACAAGATTTAATATATAACGATCAAGTTATTGGTAACATTACTGGTGTTAGTGATTGGAATAGAGTTTTTAAGGTCGCTTTCAATGATAATACTAGAGGTCTTAAAGATATTAATTTGTCATTAAAAATATATTTATCTGATAATCCTTATGATATGAGGGATTTATATACCAGCAATCAAGCAAAAAATAACGAGAAGTATACCGTTCGACATAACTACCAAATTGGTTCAACTAATTATTATGTTGATCGTGAAGCTACTATTCATTATGTTGCTGAAGCACAACCAACAACACAAACAACTTATCAATTTGATAAACCAATTGGTTATTATTATGCTCCTGGTACACCTAATGGTTGGGACCCACTTAGTATAACTTATTACACAACTAAAGATGGGAAGACATATTCAAAAATAGATAATATTCCTAAAAAAGAAAATAGTTATGATTTAGGGTTCGGTAAAGGTTTTATTACCCCTGATACAAAGAGTGTAACCATTAGTTTTGAGCCTAGTTCTAAGTATTACTCAAAAGACGCTAATAAATTAAAGATTTATGATAATGCTACTTTTGACGAGAAAACTGTTACACATAGAACTCAATATGATTCAAATGATTTAGTAGCAGGATTTACTGATGTATATACAACACGACCTAAAGATATTAATGAAGTTAGTAATGAACATACTTATTACGTTAAAGATTTAATTAAATTAGATGGTAATACTTTAATAGCAACTGACGCTAAGACTTATACAGGTTTTAACAATCTTTCATCAAGATGGGAAAATGGAGTTAATGGATATGTAGGCTCAAACGATGCCAATTATACTATTGTTTCAAGTGATGATTTACAAAAATTTGTTATTGATAACGCAGCTAAGATTATAGAAACAAGAGGCGAGTTCCTAACAAGTAATTCTGATTTCTCTAACCCAGGAAGAATTGTGGCTCATAATAATACCACAGGTCAAGATGTATATCTTGACATACACAATAATGTAAGAGTTTATAACAGAGATGTAACAACTCCACCAGATGGAACTATTTTAATATCAGCTGGTAAAGACATACCAACTAAAGTTTATAGTTACATGTCAACTGACATTCCAAGTAACGTTGACAAATCTAAACTAACTAAAGAAGTAACACGTACCATTAACGTACACAATCCTAATGGCACAGTTGATACAACAGTTCAAAAAGTTACTTATCATCAAACAGTTACTGTAGCTGGTGATGAAGTTATTTATAACAATGATTGGACAACAGCTGATGATACAAATTGGAGTGAATTTGATGTTCCACAAATAGCTAATTATAGAGCAAGTAAAGATAAAGTATATGGTCAATGGATAGGTGGAGTTAACACTCAAAATGAAACCGTAGATATTACTTATACTGCAACACAGGTAAAAGAAACGGTTAACGGTTCATGGACTCTTAAGTATACAGATAAGATGACTGGCGAAGAAATCATGCCTGCAACTACAATTCATGCTCAATTTACTAGAACCAATACACCAGCTACTAATACGTACGGCGATTGGACTTATGTACCTAACTCATTTAGCCAAACAGGAACTCATATTAACTTTACAGGGGATCCACAAAAATCAGACAACTTTGATAATGGAAACTTTGATAACTTTACTTTTAATTTAGGGCTTCCAGCTGCACCTAACAGTAATTACAATCAAGCTTATGGTAATTTTGCGGTTACCTTCCAATTAAGGAATAATAGCGATCAACCTGATGCAATGGAAAAAACTTCCAGCGTTCCTTATGATAAAGTATCAATTAAGCAAGAAAGTCAAACCAGAACTTTAACTGAACACTATGTTTATGCTGATGGGGATAAGAAGGGTCAAAAGATAGCCGATGACGCTGTAGTAGAAATCTTCTATTCAAGAGAAGTTAAGAGTATTAACGATCAAGTTGTTTCTACTTCTGAATGGAAGTTAGATACTACTAAAGGTGATAAAGCTACACCAGGTTATCATGTTGTTTCAGGAACTTGGACTAACTTGCCAACAACTTGGAGTGTAGTATCTGTATCAGCTCCTACAATTCAAGGATATACAACTGATACAAATGAAACAGAAAATAATCCAGGACATGTTTCATCTTTACGTTGGGTATATCCAACTCAAAGTGGCGAATTAAATGATACTTTCATGCCAGGTAATAAGCATACCTATGAATATCAACCAGAACATACAACTTATTATCATGCTAATGATCAATCAATTAAGATTAACTATTTAGATGATGAGAAGGGTGGAGCTACAGTTAAGTCTGATACTTTAAATGGCAAGACAGATCAAACGGTTAAAACAGGAATTACAATTCCAGAAAACTATAGTGTAGTTGGAACTACTCCTAGTGAATATACTTTTAAAGCTAATGGTAATACTGATATTACAGTTCACTTGAAGCACGTAATTGATACGACTTCTGAAGAAAAGACAGTCACACGTACAATTAAAGTTACTGACCCAACAGGCAAAGTAACGATTATACCACAAACAACTAAAGTTACACGTACTGTAAGTACTGATAAAGTAACAAATCAAAAGACTTATGGAGATTGGACTACAAGTTCATTTGATAGCTATGATGTACCAACAATTGAAGGTTATACTGCTAGTCAATCTAAAGTTGATGAAGCGATTGTTGATGGTAATAGCAAAGACAGTGAAGTAAACATTAGCTATACTGCTAACGATCAAGCTATTAAAATCAACTATGTAGATAGTGACAATAACGATTCAGTGGTTAAGTCTGATACTTTGAGTGGTAAAACAGATCAAACTGTTAAGACTGGTATTACTATTCCAGAAGGTTACACAATTGAAGAACAAGTTCCAACAGATTATACCTTTAAAGCTAGTGGTAATACTGATATTACAGTTAAGTTGAAACATGGAACAACTACTGTAACACCAGATAATCCTAAGACAACAGCTGATAAACTTCCAGATAATCCAAGCAAAAATTATCCTAGTGGAGTAGGTCAAAATGACTTGAATAAGACTGTTACACGTACAATTAAAATAACTGACCCAACAGGCAAAGTAACTACAGAAACTCAAACAGTACATCTAACACGTACTGCTACAGTTGACGAAGTTACAGGAGATATTACTTACGGTGATTGGACTACAGGTTCATTTGATAGTTATGATGTACCTAGTGTTGAAGGTTACACTGCTAGTCAAGACAAAGTTGATATAGCTACCGTAACTAGCGATACTCAAAACAGTGAAGTAAATATTACTTATACTGCAAATCCACAATCAATCAAAATCAATTATGTAGATAGTGATAACAATGATTCAGTAGTTAAATCTGATACTTTGAATGGTAAAACAGATCAAACTGTTAAAACTGGCATTACAATTCCAGATGGTTATGTAATTGAAGGTAACGTTCCAAATGATTATACCTTTAAAGCTAGTGATAATACTGATATTACAGTTAAGCTGAAACATGGAACAACAATTGTAACTCCAGATAAACCAAAGACTACAGGCGATAAGTTACCAGATAATCCAGCTAAGTCTTACCCAGAAGGTGTAGGTCAAAACGACTTGAATAAGACTGTTACTCGCACAATTAAGGTAACTGACCCAACAGGCAAAGTATCAACTACAACACAAACGGTTCATTTAACACGTACTGCTACAGTTGATGAAGTTACAGGCAAGGTTAGTTACAACGATTGGTCTACAGGTTCATTTGATAGTTATGATGTACCTAGTGTTGATGGTTACACTGCTAGTCAAGATAAAGTTGATACAGATACCGTAACTAGCGATACTCAAAACAGTGAAGTAAATATTACTTATACTGCTAATGATCAAGCTATTAAAATCAACTATGTAGATAGTGATAACAATGGTTCATTAGTTAAATCTGATACTTTGAGTGGTAAAACAGATCAAACTGTTAAAACTGGCATTACAATTCCAGATGGTTATGTAATTGAAGGCAATGTTCCGACTGACTATACCTTTAAAGCTAGTGGTAATACTGATATTACAGTTAAGTTGAAACATGGAACAACTACTGTAACACCAGATAATCCTAAGACAACAAACGACAAGTTGCCAGATAACCCAACTAAGTCTTATCCTAGTGGAGTTGCTGAAAACGACTTGAACAAAGATGTTACAAGAACAATTAAAGTAACAGACCCAACAGGCAAAGTAACTACTGAAACTCAAACAGTACATTTAACACGTACTGCCACAGTTGATGAAGTTACAGGAGATATTACTTACGGTGATTGGTCTACAGGCTCATTTGATAGTTATGATGTACCAGTTATTGAAGGCTATATAGCTACTCAATCTAAGGTTGATACAGCTACCGTAACTAGCGATACTCAAAACAGTGAAGTAAATATTACTTATACTGCAAATCCACAATCAATCAAGATTAACTATGTTGATGATGATAAAGGTGGAACTAGTGTTAAGTCTGACGCTTTAAACGGTAAGACTGATGAAACAGTTAAGACTGGTATTACAATTCCAGAAAATTATACTGTTGTTGACACAGCTCCTAGCGATTACACATTTAAAGCTAAGGATAATGCTGATATTACTGTACATTTGAAGCATGTAATTGATACAACTTCTGAAGAAAAGACAATTACACGTACAATTAAAGTTACAAACCCTAACGGTGGAGTAATGACAATTCCACAAAGTGCTAAGTCAACACGTACGGTAAGTACAGATAAAGTTACAGGTGAAGTTACTTATGGTGATTGGTCTAAAGCTGACTTAGATGGTTATGACGTACCTTTGATTGAAGGTTATACTGCTAGTCAACCAAGTGTTGCTAAAACAACTGTTGATGGAAGTAGTGAAGATAATGTAGTTGAAATTAACTACACTCCAAACAAACAAGTAATCTCCATTGATTACGTAGATAATGGAAAAGTAATCGCAACTCAAGTTCTAACAGGAAAGACAGATCAAACTGTTAAGACTAACATTCAAAGTCCAGATAAAGATAAGTATGTATTAGCTGGAAATAATCCAGAAAGCTACACATTTAAAGCTAAGGATAATGCCGACATTAAAGTTGAAGTAAAGCACGTTATCAATGATTCAACTGAAAGCAAAGATGTTACACGTACTATTGTTGTAACAACTCCAGATGGTAAAGAAACTACTCAAATTCAAAAAGCTACTGTAAGTCGTACAGTGCATACAGACGCTGTGACAGGAACTAAGACTTATGATGAATGGTCTAAAGCAACTTTAGATAAATATGATGTACAAGTAGTTGATGGATATACACCAAGCCTAAACGTAGTTGAAAGACTAGAAGTTGATGGCGATAGTAAAGATAGCGTAGTTAAAGTTGGTTATACAGCTAATGAACAAACTGCTAAGATTGTTTATGTAGACGGAGATAATGGTAATTCAATCGTTAAATCTGATACATTAACAGGTAAGACTGATGAAACAGTTAAGACAGGGGTTAAAGCTCCAGATGGTTATGTAATTGACGGTAATGTTCCAACTGACTACACATTTAAAGCTAGTGGTAACACTGATATTACAGTTAAGCTGAAACATGGAACAACAACTGTAACTCCAGATAAGCCGAAGACAACAAGTGACAAGTTGCCAGATAATCCAAGTAAGTCTTATCCAGAGGGTGTAGCTGAAAGTGACTTGAACAAAGATGTTACAAGAACAATCAAAGTAACGGATCCTCAAGGCAAAGTAACTACAACAACACAAACAGTACATCTAACATGTACTGCAACTGTTGACGAAGTTACAGGTAAGGTTACTTATGGTGATTGGACTACAGGCTCATTTAATAGTTATGATGTACCTAGTGTTGAAGGTTATACTGCTAGTCAAGACAAAGTTGATACAGATAAAGTAACTAGTGATAGCACAAACAGTGAAGTAAACATTAGCTACACAGCTAACAACCAAACAGCTAAAGTTGTTTATGTAGATGAAGATAACGGTGGTTCTACTGTTAAGACAGACATTTTAAATGGTAAGACTGATGAAACGGTTAAAACAGGGGTTAAAATTCCAGATGGTTATGTAGTTGATGGACAAGTTCCTGCTGACTATACTTTCAAAGCTAAGGATAACGCTGATGTTACAGTCAAGTTGAAACATGGCACAACAATTGTAACTCCAGATAAGCCAAAGACAACAAATGATAAGTTGCCAGATAACCCAACTAAGTCTTATCCTAGTGGAGTTGCTGAAAACGACTTGAACAAAGATGTTACAAGAACAATTAAAGTAACAGACCCAACAGGCAAAGTAACTACTGAAACTCAAACAGTACATTTAACACGTACTGCCACAGTTGATGAAGTTACAGGCAAGGTTAGTTACGACGATTGGTCTACAGGTTCATTTGATAGTTATGACGTACCTAGTGTTGATGGTTACACTGCTAGTCAAGTTAAGGTTGATGAAACTAAGGTAACTAGCGATAGTACGAATAATGAAGTAAATATTACTTATACTGCGAACCCACAATCAATTAAGATTAATTATGTTGATGATGACAAGGGTGGAACTACAGTTAAGTCTGATACTTTAAATGGTAAGACTAATGAAACAGTTAAGACAGGTATTACAATTCCAGATGGCTATGAAGTTGAAGGACAAGTTCCTGCTGACTATATGTTCAAAGCAAAAGATAACGCTGATATTACCGTTCATCTAAAACATGAAATTAAAACTGAGGCTGATTACAAGAATGTGTTAAGAACGATTAAGGTGACTCTACCAAATGGCAAGAGCGAAAGTTTAGTTCAAGTAGCAACATTATCAAGAGAAGTTAAAACTGATAAGGTTACAAACAATGTTAGCTATGGTTCTTGGTCTAGCGATAAGTTTACTAGTTACAAACTACCTTCAATTGAAGGTTATACACCAAGTTTAGATGTAGTTAACGAAGCTAAAGTTGACGGAAATACTGAAGATAGTACAGTTGAAGTTAACTATACAGCTAACAAACAATCAGCTAAAGTTGTTTATGTAGATAATGGCAAAGTCGTTGCTACACAAACTTTAGCTGGTAAGACAGACCAAACTGTTAAAACTAATATTCAAAGTCCAGATAAAGATAAGTATGTAGTGGTAGGAAATAATCCAGAAAACTACACATTCAAAGCTAAGAATAACGAAGATATTAGAGTTGAAGTAAAACATGTAGTTAATACTTTCAAAGATTACAAGAACGTTATCAGAAGCATTGAAGTAACTTACCCTAATGGTAAAACTGAGAAATTAGATCAAGTTGCAACCTTAGAAAGAACAGTACACAAAGATGCTGTTACAGGCGAAGAAACTTACTCAGATTGGTCTACTGAAAACTGGGATAGCTTTACAGCACCAGCCATTAATGGATATACAGCTGATAAAGACGTTAAGGAAACAGTTGTCACAGGAAATACAACTGAAACTACGGTAAACATCGCTTATATACCTAACGGACAATCAATTAACGTTGTATATGTTGATGACGACAGGGAAAAAGCTACAGTTGACTCCTATATATTAGCTGGTAAGACTGATGAAACTGTTAAGACAGGCATTAAAATTCCAGATGGTTATACAGTTGAAGGTAGTGTTCCTGATAGCTATACATTTAAGGCTGATGGAAATTCTGATATTACAATTCACTTGAAACATAATACAGTTACTGTAATTCCAGAAAAGCCTAAGACAACTGAAGATAAATTACCAAATAACCCAAGCAAGTCTTATCCTAAGGGTGTGGCCGAAAATGACCTAAACAAGACTGTTGTAAGAACAATCAAGGTAACAACTCCAGATGGCAAAACAACTACAACTAAACAAACAGTTAAGTTAAATAGAGTTGCTGTTGTTGATGAAGTTACAGGTCAAGTAACTTATAGCAAGTGGTCGATTGGTGAATTAGATCGTTATGATGTACCTTCAATCGAAGGCTATACACCAAGTCAAGACAGGGTAAACATGGAAGTGGCTACTAGCGAAACTAAGGATAGTGTAGTCGAAATTAGTTACACACCTAACGGACAATCAATTAACATTACTTATGTTGATGATGACAAGGGTAAAACTACAGTTGATTCCTATATACTAGCTGGCAAAACTGATGAAACTGTTAAGACAGGTATTAAAATTCCAGATGGCTATGAAGTTGAAGGACAAGTTCCAACTGACTATACTTTCAAGGCTAAAGACAATACTGATATTACAGTTCGTCTAAAGCATAAGTTAGATAAAGGAACAGAAACTAAGACAGTTAGTCGCATCGTTGAAATTACCTTGCCTGACGGCCAAACAAAGACAATTAAGCAAGAACAAACGCTAAAACGTAATAAGACTACAGATTTAGTTACTGGTGATGTTGTTTATGGCGAATGGTCTAAAGCTGAGTTTGACGAAGTAGTCGCACCAGAAGTAGACGGCTATAAGCCAAGTCAAGCTAAGGTTGAAAAAGAAACTGTAGATGGTAACAGTTCAGACCAAGTTGTAAAGATAACTTACAAGAAGGTTAAATCTGATGTTAAGGTTGAAGCTAAGCCTACAACTGAATCTAAACATGAAGCTAAAGTTCAAGTAGCTCCTAAAGTTGAAGCTAATGCTAAGCCACAAGCTAAAGCACAACCTAAATTTGTAACAACTGAGTTACCACAAACTGGCGAAAAGCAAAGCAATGGTACAACTGTTGGTGCAATCCTAGTTGGACTAGGTTCATTGTTAGGACTAGGTGCTTTAGGCAAGCGTAAAGAAAAATAGTTAATCGCTGTTGAAGATAGGTAGAAATACCTATCTTTTTTTGCATAATAAAAAGCCCTCGCATTGTATTGCAAAGAATTTCATGGTATAATTATATTAACCTGTTGAGGGGTCGTGGGTGACTGGTTATGCCAGTGAATACTCCTCGTACAATGCTTAAATAAAGCGATAAGTACCGTAAATATTTACATTTTTGTATTTATTTGCGGTACTTTTTTTGCGTACAAAAACAGGTAAATATTTCGGAAAGAAGTGATTTATCATGACTTTATACGTAGGTAAGATTAGCCATGCTGGAACAGGTAAAGGACATCGCACAGGCGAACTACGTGAAACAGAAGGTGTAACTGATAGTCAAACATTTGCAAGTATTTTTGGTGCTAGAGGACGTACAAACAGCTATTCAAGCAATAACAAAGTTTCAATGATTGAAATCTTTGGTGATAGCTATAACATCTACGTTGATCCAACAGAATTAACTAGAGCTGATGATTTAGCTTTCGTTAAGGCTCATGTAAGCAGTATTAGTAACTGGAACGCTTTAAGTAATTACATGGAAAAATATTATCCTAACGAAGCTCAAATTACTTTAAACAAGTACGCTAGAAACGTTAATTTTGATGGTTTAACAAACAAAGCACGACAAGAAGTAGTACGCTTATATTTAGGTGTAGGCGATGAAAAACAACTTAAAGAAATGCTTGAAAACGATGATGAAGAAACAATCTTCAAAGATATGGTTGCTCGTGCTATTAAAAATCAAGGTAAAAAGACCTTTACTACAACTTTAGGTGGTATTGAGTTTATAGCAACTGTAGCGGTCAAAAATGTTTCAGTTCGTACTAAAGATTCAGCAGTAAAAGTTGTTTATACAATCAGAGGTGTTGAAGCTCAAGGTAGTGCATCATACGCAGGCAAAGCTGCTGATAAAAAAGTATTTTCAGCCATAAAGAAATACGGAATGAATTTCTTCAAGGACATAAATGACAGTGATGATTTAACCTTTGTATATAACTTTGATGAAATTCAAAGCAAAGAAGTAAGAGTATATCAAATAACTTCTGAAACAGCAGCTAACTTTGCATCAATTATCGCTATGATTAATGACAAGTTAGCTAAAGTTAGTGCAGAAGATATAGGAATTGATGAATTAAGCGATTATTCAAGAGCTACAACAATCAAGAAATTATTTGGTGAATTAGGTATTTCACTAAGCGGTGGAAGCAAGGCCTTCTTAGACGATGATGACTTACGCTTGTATGCTAATAAAGAAATCACATCAAACGAAATCTTAGCTCGATATAACGCTGAATTTGCTGATATAATCAAGAAACTATTGCTTGTACGTTTTGAAGATAACAATGTCGCTTTTGATGTTTACGCACAAAGAGCAGTTGAAAATGTTAGTGATGATTTACGTGGTATTAACCCAAACGAAATCTTAAAAGATGCTGAAAACATCGCTCATGATGTGGTTGATAAATACCGTGATGGCATTGCAGGTCAAGCAGACGCATCTAACTTATTAAGCCTATATCGCTACAACAATTCAACTCACGATAAAGCAATCATTGATGAATTATCTAAGAATTTGCTTAGAGTTGAAAGCGACAAGCAAGCTGATAACAAAGACAATAACGAATTGTTCTCACTTGTAAGTGGGGTAGTTGTTTCTCGTTTAGACAAACTTTCAGACGATGTTTGGAAGGAATTTTTAGCAGAAAACTTAATCGACAGTGAAAGTGCTTATGCTAAAACAATGGATTTAAAGACTAAATTCATTACTGAAAAGACAAACTCATTAACTGGATCAATCATGGCACAAGCTACAGACATTAATGAAAACAACGTTGATGATGTGGTTAGAAGTTACCTTGATTCCCACCGTGCAGTTATCAGTCAATACTACGAAGAACATTTCCCATTTGCTTTATTGTTAGAAGAAGTAAAGACAGAGTTATTACAAGAAGTTGTTCAAACCGAACCATACAATAAAGTTAACGTTCGTTACTGGCAAGAAGAAGTTTCTAAATTAGCTGACTGGCAAAAGGCTAAGGTTTACCAAAAGGATTTGGATAAGTTCATTGCTGAAAGAACTCCAGACTGGAAAGAACAATTAGACAAGCAAGATCGAAACGAACTATTGCAAGAACGTTGGCATGACTTAAAGCAAGAACTAGAAAAAGATAAGTATTCATTTAACATCTTTAACAAAGTTACTCAACAAAGTTATGGCTTTGATTTTGACCTTTTGAATGATGATTTCTTCGCTAGATTCTTGCAAAAAGGTGAAGCAATTATTTCTGATTTTATTGAAGAAAAAGCTAAGGAAATTTACGACAACGCTAATAGCAATCAAGGACAAAGTATTCCTGAAACACCAGCCATTGCTGCATTAATGATTTACCAAAGCCACCAATCAGAGTTAATCGAACGAGTGAAGAAAGCTACTCTTGATTCTGCTGAATGGAACGGTGAAATAGAGTCTATAATTGCTAGTCTTGCAAGTTTCTTTAAGAATAATAAACAATTTGTTCTTGATAACATCAAGCGTAGTAGATTTATGACTCTTTCATTTGATGACTTGACAGAAATTTTGCATGATCTATGGAAGGATCAAAAAGATGATTACGATTATGTAGAAGACGAGTCAATTGACATTGAATTATTAGCCGATCGAGTAATGGAAGGACAAGCTACTCTTACTTATCCAAAAGATGACAACTTTACCGATACTTATGGTTTAGACGATGTCAAAAGAGTAATTGAAGCAAACAAAGAAGCCTTTACTAAGTCTAAAGATAAGACAACAACATTCTTTGAATTAGTTGCTGATGAACACGAAGAAAGACGTATGGCTAGAGTTCGTATAGTAAAAGACGTTTTAAATAATTCATTACCAAGTAGGGTAACTGATTATAGCGATGTTTACGATAAACTGTTAGAAACAGCTAAAGAACGTGGTTATGATCCTAGCAATCAAGAACATGTTGAAATGCTTAAGAAGTTTTTACTTAGTGTTGAACCAAACCTATCAAATGCTAAGGATCTTTTTGAAGATGAATACGTTGAAAGAGAATTAAGCAGTGATGCTAATGAGTTTGCAAGATTACTTATGACTGACTCTCACTTTGATATGCACTTAAAGCAAGCAATAAACACAATGCCTTACTTTGAAGACAACGTAGTAAACGAAAGTGATGTAGTTGAGTATTTAAAGAATCCAGAAATGTCAATTCCTGAAATTTCACAAAAGATTACTTATGGTTTGAATGGTAAAGACTTATCTAGGGTAGCTAACTTGTATCGAACAGGTAATGCTACTGAGAAACAAAGAGTACTTGATTTACTTGAAGATATAAACTTCCATAGTGAAAGATTCCAACTTGAAACAGAAGATTACACAGCAGAAGATATTGCTGATAGGATTCCAGCGTTAGACCATACGTTTATGTATGTTTCAGATGATAACAAGCCAAAAGAAGTCGATAGAGCTACCGTACTTAAGATAATCAATAAACACTTCGTCGAATTTAAGCAAGCTTTATATCAACGCAAACAATCAGACTTACTAATTAACTTGTTACTACTTCAAGACAACGATGCTGACTTAAATGATTTAGAGTCAATTGTAGATGAAATCATGCAAGGACAAGTTAGAATTGAATACACTGAAAAAGGGCTAACAACTTACTATTATCAAAATGAGGTAACAAACTTTGTAGCTAACAATTATAAAGCATTTGCTGATGCAAAAGATAAACGTGAATTGTTCTTTGCCTTAAAGAAAGATGACTTTGAAGAAAAACTTTTGGATAGAAAAGAAGAAATAAGATCTCATTTAGCTAACTTCTTCCCAGATGGTAATAGCTTTGATCTTAGAATTGAAAACTACGTTCGCCGTAAAGCAGAAGAAAAAGGGTATAAGCCAGATATAATTAAGGAATATCGCAAGTTCATGGACTATTGCGGACACTTGTTACCAGTTGTAAATAATGCTCAAAAAGAATTTGCTAAAACTTACGACAATGTTTTTGTTGATGATGTTGAAGATACATTCTTAAACGACTTTATCAACAGTTCAGAGTTTGAAAATGCCTTTAACTCAGTGCCAATGCCACAATGGGTAACAGATGAAGAAGTAAGCAATAAAGGTGCTTTGCTTAAAGCAGCTCATGCAAGCTTTGAAACATTTGCTAATGGTGTTATTGATGAAAACAGTATGGGCTTTGATTATTCATTTAACGTAATGTTGAACAAAGCTAAGATGGATCAATGGATTGATGCTAATGCTGATAGCTTGTACGAAGATTTTGTTGACGCTAAAAAAGAAGATTCTGCCTTAACTTTTGAAGAATATCTAAAAGAAGTTGATTTCAACAAAGTAGTTGTTGGTAATTTTGACGCTGGTGCTGCCAAAGATACATGGGTTCAAAAATTCATGGATAAAGCCTCTAGCTTAGGTCATTCTAGCATTGAATGTGTACGTGTAGCTAAAGAAATGACAGACTTAGAATTATGGTCATTTGCTTCAGCTGAAATAAAGAACTCAAGTGATTCAACCGTTGAACAAATCTTTGAAAAACACCCATTCGAGCCTGAAATAACTGTAATTCAATAGCAAGAAAGGACTGTATGCGATGATCAAAGATCAAAACATGATTAATGCACTTAAGGACGCAACCGCAAATTATGCAGAAAATGATTTGGTTTTACAAAGCATTGATAACTATTTAAAAGAGCTTGGTTGCAACGATATTAGCTACTATGATAATTACGTTAAAGCTAATAAGTTTAAAAAAGAGTGTATTCAAGCCTTAAAACCTGCAGTTAGTGAGTTTTATGACATTTACGTTAACCAATATGATGATGCAAACTTTGCAGGTCAAGACGTAGAAAAAAGCTTTTTTAATAACTTTACGGTAAGCTATCAATTTTGGAATCAAGTCAACAGCGTGCCTGTACCTGATTTTTCCAACCGTGATATGATCGAAAACCAAAAGGTAGCTAGAGATGTTTTCAAAAAGGCTGGCAGTGAGTATATTGGTAGTTTCGTTGAAACTGTAAGCAAAGATCAAAATTCACTTTTGACAGCTACGGTTGCACAAAGTTTTGCTCAACGCTGGATTGATGATAATTTTGATGGTTTTTATCAAGACTACTTAGATACAGCTAAGGCTAAGCCTAATTATCACGTTGAAGATTACTTCATGGAAAACATCGACAGGACTATTTATCCACTCTTTAGAAGAGCTTTTGAAGGCAAGCAAGAAGAAGAAAAAAACAAGCTTCTTGAACGCTTAAAGCAAGACTTGTCTTACATGGGCTATCCTAACAGTGATGTTAACCAAGTGATAAGCAAGGCTAACAATAACGCAAACATCTTAAATGTGTATGTTGAATACGATGCTGAAACTGTGTTAGAAACGTTTTTTGAAGATCTTGTTAAAGGTCAAAAAGAACTAACAGAAAACGTGTTAGAAGACATCAAAGAAGGTGGCTTTTACGTTCACGTTCAAAGTTACCTTAAGAGTAAATTAAACAAAGTCGTTGAGCTAAGCAAGGGCTATCCACAAGCATACAATGTGATACGTAATCGTGCCAGCATGGAAAACTTCGTTGATAGCAAGATGTCTGAAATGTACGCTGACTTTAAGGACTACTTAAAAGATAACCCTGACGCAAGCTTTGATGATTATCTAAATGAAATAGATTTAATCAACTTGATTTTATCCTTGTATGACGCTGGTAAAGCTCGTGAGTATTACTTAAACAGATTTGTTGATACAGCTAGAGATTACGGTTATAGCAATGATGATATTAACGCTGTACTTAGAAATGTCGTAGCTAAATACGAAAGTGAGTTATACAACTTTGCTAAACTAGGCGATCAAATGGTTGAAAGAATTTTTGATAGATATTTAGAAGAACAAATGATGTAAAAGATTAATGGCGGTGGGACAAGGTTGTAACATCGCCATTTTCAGAAAGGATATGATAGTTATGTCAAGTACTACAGAACAAATGGGAAAAGGCTATGTTAACGGATTAGGCTGGGCTAGTATGCAATTTAACGGTAAGAGTAATACGACTCTTGTGCCAAAAGCTGAAGCAATCGCACGTAGTCACCTAATTGAACTAGCAATTGACTTTGAACAACAACGTGGTGTCAACCCTTATGATAAACTTGTTCAAGAAGTTATTATTAAGGTTGTTACTAAGAATTTTGAACAATGGCATGATGGACTAATGTTTTTTGCTAATTCACTGGATAAAAAGTTAGAGTTTCTAGGAAGCCCTGAAGAATTGTTTAATTCATTTTTGAGTGAAGGAAATGGACAAGCCCTTATTTCTGACTTTAAGTCTAAGCTTAAATTAGAGGGTAACATTGAGTATTATATGCACGAAAAAGCAAGAAAAACTTTAGTTGAAAATTTAGGTAATGTATCAAATAGCGATTATCATAAATTTCTTGATGAAGCTTATCCTAGCGAAAAGATTTTAAAGGTTGATCTAAGCAAGATTACTGATGAATTTATGCAGTGGGAAAAAGAAAATGGACAATCCAGGGTTAATTCATACGTTAAGCCTTACCTTAAAAAAGGCATGGAAGAAAAGGTTAACGCTAGACTAGGTGATTTCTTAGCAAGCCTTAGATTAAGTCCTAGCGATTTAGGCAGAGTTGGCTTAGGCAATGTGGTAGCCGAAATGGTTAACGCTGATTTACCAGATGCAATTGAAGATTATTTGGACGCAGAAGATGAAGCTATTAACAGTAGTTCAGAAGATGGTTATGATGTACCTGATTGGATAGAAGAAGTGTATGACAACAGATACATTGACGAAAGGCTAAAGCAATTTGTAAACAAAGAAAAGATCAATCAAGTACACATTGAAAAACTAGTTGAAGCAATGACTGAGGATCCATTAACTAGCAAGTTGCCACGCAGTAAGTGGGCTGCTTTGTTAAGCTCTAGGGTTAGTCCAGAACGAATTGAAGCTTGCTTTAACGTAAGTGGTAACGTTGATGCCAACAAGGTTGAACAATTAGGCTTTACCTTAGTTCCAGATTTGGAAGATATTGCTTAGACTATAAGAATTGCATTTTGAATTTCTTATAAAACAAAAAAGAAAGGTTGTTGGTTAAAAATGGCAGTTACATCGCAAGAAGAATATAAGAAAAACCTAGATTTGATGTCTGAAGTTAAGCCTATCATCAGAAATTACTTGTATGAATTAACTAGTGATTTAGCTGAAGGAAAGAACTTAAATATTTCTGATGGTAAGGTTCAAGCAATGATTCTCAAACACATAGACAAGAATATTTCCGACTGGAATAACGAAGTTCATATCTTCGCTAGAAAAGAAGGACAAAAAGGGCATATCTTCAAAAATGCACCAGAGTTATTTGAAGAGTTTATATCAAGCGATGCCTCTCGTGATATTAGATACATTTATGTTGACTCATGGAAAATTGAGGGCAATCTTGGATTTTATATAAATTCAAGAGCTTTAGACATCTTAGAAGAAAAGGTTGGTAATACCGCTACGCTTTACGACTTATACCGTGAGTTCATCAAAGCTAAATACCCAGGCGAAAAAATCATGCGTTTGGATTTAACCAAAGTTGATGATGAGTTTATGATGTGGGTTAAAGAAGAAAAGAGAGTAGACCTTAAAAATAAGGTTATTCCAGCGTTAAGAAGAGGCATGAAACAAAAGATTGACGCTAGGGTGGAATACTTCTTATCCGATCTTGGATTAACACCAAGTGATTTAGGTAAAGTTGGCTTAGCTAACGTGTCTGACACAATCGTAGAAAAGGACTTGCCAGATGCTGTAGATGACTACTTGAACATGATTGAAGAAGACTCTGACGCTACGGTACAAGACTGGTTAGCCGATGCTGTTGATAATAATTACATCAACGCAAGGTTAAACCAATTTATCAACCATGAAAAAATTAATCAACTACACATTGAAAAAATCATAGAAACATACGCTGATAATCCATTAACTAACAAATTGCCAAGAAGTAAGTGGGAAGCTTTGTTAAGCCAAGTTAGCCCTGATAGAATTAAAGCTTGCTTTATGCGTAATGGCAGGGCTGATAGTAATAGGGCAGAACATCTTGCTTTTACGCTTGTACCAGACTTAGAAGATCGTTCGGCTTACGAATAGAAAAAGGCATAAGAAAGAGCATAGAAAAAAAGAACATTCAAATTTATGAATGTTCTTTTTATTAGCTATGTAGCTGTTATTTTACAACTTCCTTAAAGCCTTTACCTGGTTTGAACGCAGGTACTTTAGTTGCTGGAATGTCGATTTCTTCGCCTGTTTGTGGGTTACGACCTTTGCGAGCTGCACGTTCACGTACTTCAAAGTTACCAAAGCCAATTAATTGTACTTTTTTGCCTTCAGCTAAGGCTTCTTTAACTGTTTCTGTAAATGCTGAAACAGCTGCTTCTGCTTCTTTTTTAGTTGTACCCATCTTTTTAGCAACGACTTCTACTAATTCTGTTTTGTTCATAAAAACACCTCTAAAAAAATTAAATTTACTTGCGAAACCCTTGATGTTAAGGCTTTTGTTTCGCTTACAACTGTAGTATAACACAAAAGTTGATAAAAACAACAAATAATATTGTTTATTTTTTCTTTTTGAAAAAGTTTATAAAAAAGTTTACAAAAATGACCGATAATGGTAAGATTAACTTGTTAATATAGTATCGCATATTGAAATTTTATAAAAGGAAAAAGGACGTGTGGAAAATGAATTTAGATAACGAATATTATGAAGATAAAACTTTGTCTGTTTCAAGTGTACGCTTGTTTGCTCAAAACCCTAAGCGAGCATTGGCTAACTATTTAGGTGAATTTCCATGGTTTGATGATAACAACGCTTTGCTTCAAGGTAGATACTTCCATGACCTACTTGAGTTTTCAATGGAATACATAAACAATGAAGAAAACGTAAAACTAACCAAAGAAAAAGACAGCTCAATTTGGGTTGATAACTTGTTAGAAAAGGCTAAGCAATACGCTTTTGATAAGATTAAGCCACTAGAAGAAAACGAATATTCAGACCTATTTTCATCTAAGGGTAAAACTAAAGGTCAATTGAAAGCTACTAACAAGCCAATTTTAGAATGGTTTAACGTTGTGATTAACAGCGATCCAGTTAAAGAGATTATCATGCAAACTATGATTTCACAAGTTACTAACCAAGAACGCTTTGAAGTATTGATTGAAGAACCATTTAAATCAAGCTATGACAATGTTGAATACAAGGGTAAGCTAGACATTTATGTAGTCGATAAACAAGAAAAAGTAATTCACGCTTACGACTACAAAACAGCTAAGTCCTATGATCCAAGTGGTTGGGCTTGGGGCGATGACATTTTTGGTAAGCATCGCTATATGCCTGTTGAATGGACGGTTGAAAAACTTTTCCCATGGCAAGCTGGGGTATATCGTCAACTATTATTAGACAATGGTTATCACGATTACACCATTGATTATCACTACATTGTTGTGACTAAGGAAAAAACACCACGCTTAGACATTTTTACCATTGATGATCAAAGTATGGACATAGGCTACAAACAATTCTGCAAGTGGTTAGTTAAAGCTAACAATTACATCAACGGTATTGAAGAAGCTTCATTAATTGCTGATGGTTCTGCTTACTACAACACGCTTACACAAAAGGAAGGCAACAAGCTTGTTTCTCACCCTGAAGAAGGCTGGGGGCAAGACCAAGAAAACGCTGAAGATGACAATGAAGAATTGGCTGGAATGTTAGGGAAGTTAGTGTAGGGGTAATCTCTACAGAAGTGTAGGGCAAGCAAGAAAGGACTGAACTTTATGGAAATTAAAAATGTAGATTTAGTAGCACTAAATAAAGCTGCAATGTTAATCCAAGAACATGCAAGTCTAGGGTATAACCTTATCAAAGTAGCTTGGACAAGAGCTGAAATTGAAAACGTCGAACCTGTTCTTAGAAACTTAGGTTATATCGTTGGTCAAAGAAGGATTGGAGGATATTCAATGCTGATAATTGGCTTTGCAAAACCACAACAAGGGCCTTATATCTTTACTCCGATCAACATTTTGACAGCCGTTGAAGCTAAACAATTGGCAGAACAAAACGAAACTAACCGTCAAGTTTTAGATGATATTGGCAATCGCTTAGAGGAAGAAAACAAAGAAACATTAGTTTATAAAGCTGATGAAATTAACCTAAATAGCGGCTTGCTAAAATTCTTATCTGAAAGAAAAGTCAAAGTGTATAAAGATGGTGATGAAGTTAAGGTCTACCTTAAGGATTATTTTTATTGATACACAAACGAAGGAGTGAGGTTAATGCGAGAGTTATATCTAACAATGGGATCTCCTGCTAGTGGGAAGTCTACATTTATTAAAGAACATGATTTAGAAGATTATACAATCGTTGCTGATAAGGTACGAACACTTTTTGGTAACTATAACTTAGCACTAGATACAAACGAAAAATTACATGAGTATGAAATCAATCAAAACAATGAACACTTGGTATGGGACACAATTTATCAAGCTGTAGAAAGACGTATGCAAAACGGTGAAACAACATTTGTTGATAGCACTATGTTGTATCGTGGAGCGTTTAGGCAATTCAATAAGCTTAGGATTAAGTATAGGTATAAGGTTTACTTAGTTGATTTTATGAGCTACCAAGCCAAGAAATATGGTAGCATGAACGCTTTAATCGACGAGTTTGTCAAGCGTGATTCAAACCGTACACGTAAAGTTGGTAGAGAAGTTATTACTAGATATGTCAACCGTTGGTATGCACATAGAAAGCAAATTCCACAATGGGTCAAGGTGCTAGACCCTAAGGAGTGTGTGGCTAGATTAAAAGAAAATCTTAATACAATTGAATATCCAGATTTTAGTGATAAGTTTGATTGCATTAAAATTATTGGTGATGTTCACGGTGAATATGATGGTTTAAACGAAATCTTTGCTAACCACAAGCGAGGTACAGCTTACGTTTTCTGTGGAGATTTATTAGACCGTGGTACTAAGAATTTAGAAACATTGAAGTTTGCTAATAGTTTAAAGGGAAATAACATCTTTTTCTTACGTGGCAACCATGAGCAACGCATTGAAGAGTATTTAACAACAGGTAATTTTAGCGGTCAATTTGGACGTATAACCTATCCTACATTATTAGATGAAGTAGGTTCTAAAGACGATTTAGATGAACTGCTATCCAACTATACTAAGCGTTTGGAAGATTACCTTGCTTTTAGCTTTAATGGCAAGAAGTACTTGGTTAGTCATGCTGGCATTGAACCTGTAGCTATGGATAAGCCGTTACATCTGTTAAATGAAAGTGTGTTTACTTTAGGTATTAACCTTAAAGAAACTGGCTCACCTTATGATCGTGATGTTGATAAGACTTATGCTAACGCTACAACAAACGTTGAAGATCCAGTAGAACAAATCCATGGGCATCGTAATGTATTTGCGTACAAGCCAGACGATAATAGTAACATTATCAACTTATGTAGTGATGATTTTGTCCCATACTATGAACTAAAGCTAAGCGAAGACGGTGTAAAGACATCTATTTCAACCGTAGCCAGAACAAATGTATCTAACTTTGTAGAAGATGTATTCAATGACGAAGATATACGTGACGTTGACATTGGTGATGGCATTATAGCTCACAACTTTACTAGAGAAGTGTTTAACAACAATCGTTGGACTCCAACTACAACTAACGCTAGAGGTTTGTTCACTCGTGGGGACAAGATTGTTGGCCGTGGGTTTAAGAAGTTCTTCAACGAAGGGCAAACACCTACGTCAACCTTAGAAAATGTTGGTTATCCAGCTAGGGTTTACACTAAGTGGAACGGTTTTTTGATGATTGCTTTTTACGATAAAAAAGAGGGTAATATTCACTTTTTATCTAAGGGTGGAAGTAGCTTTCATAGCATGTTAATCGGTAAAGCCCTTATGTTTGATAAGAAAGTTTACCCTTATGGCATAGGCGGAAATCTAGGTGAGAAATTAGCTGATTTTTATAAGGATCCAGACAATCGTAATACCTCAGTGTTGTTTGAAGTTATTAACGTTAAGCATAACGAACATATCATTGATTACAGCAAGGATTATCCTTTATACGACTACGTTATCATGCCTTTAGCTATTGTTAATAATGACAAAGAAGGTAAGGTTAGACTAGATTTGATGGATAAATACCTTAACTTAGATTATCAAACATTCAATACTCCAGAAGAGCTACGCAAGTTTATAGATGAACAACAAGATCGTACCGACGTTGAAGGTTTTGTTATCTACGGCACTAGAAACATGCTTAAGGTCAAGCTACCATACTACAAGCAAGCTAGACAGTTACGTACCATCTTAGAAGATCCAAAAAGAAGGGTTAGAACTAAGCACAACGACTGGTATAACACAGTGCTTGATTTAGAAACATTGCTAAAGCAAAAGATCTACTTTTCTCCAAAGCTTGCTTTATGGATTGCAAATTACTACAAACAAAGTGGTGACAAGGAAATCACAGCTAAGAATGGCATGGAGCTAAGTGATTTCACAGGATTGTTAGAAGCTGTAAATGAAGGCAAAGAATTACGTGATTACAAGAAAGAAATCAAGCGAGAATTTACTGAAGAAGACTTTGCTTTACCAGAAGTGGATAACGTAAACGAACTTATAAAGAACCCTGGTAAGTTCTATTCCATTCGTGATGACGAAGAATAGTAACTAACCGTAGGCTCAGCGCTTGTCAAAGGGTGCTGGGTCATTAACAGTAGAACCGTCCCAACCAACAGCAACTAGGTTCTACTGTCGTGTGTTGCAATACAAATCTAAACGAAGGGAAGTGTGGTACATTTCCTTCCATGCGTTATATTGACGCTTTGCAACACCGCCCTGCATACCGTGATTTGAGAGTTCACGTATTTTTGAGAGTACGGCAGGGTATTTGCTGAAGCAACTACTACATACAAAAAAGGAAGTGAGTGTCGTGAGAAATATCGTTCCAAGCGTAAGTCGCTTAGAAAATTGGAAGCCTATCTCTGAGTGGGACGATGATATTTCAGGAGTTCCGCCTTATTTAGAAAAGGATAGGCAGATAATTCTAAACGCTAGAGTAGAGCTTAATTGGAAAGAACTAAGCTTTGATCGCAGGCTTAAAAAAGCCAAGAAATTAATTGAAGAAGATAACTCACCTACGTTTGCTTTTAGAGAAGTTAAGATGAGTTATGATTATAACAGAGCGGTTCAACTAGGTTTGAAAGATACAATTGACGCTTATAAAGAAAGAACGTCAAGGGTTTATGAAATAGACGAAAAGAACAAAGTGGTGAGAATTTATCATGACCGTGTGGGCTTAATCAGACGCATACACGAAGAAACAAACAAAACCGTATCGTCAATTAAGAATTTAATGCAACTTCATATTATGATGAAAGGCATGACTTATTACACGTATAAAACATGGAAGAAAGAAAACATGGAATCAAAGTTTGATTTTGATGGTGATTGGTCTTTAGTAACAGTAAATTGAAAAAGTTAACAAAAAACATTGCTTAATATTGAGTAACGATATATAATAAAGGTATGAAAAACGTTGATCCAACGGTAGTTTGCAAGCTTAAAGTATCGTATTTTAGATTTCTTTGGAAACGAAAAGAGCGTGATTGTTATGGTTAAAACAAAAAAGAAAAAAGTGAAATTAATAGTAGCTACTCATAAACAATATGAGAGCATTCCCTTAAATGACCTATACTTACCAATTCAAGTAGGATCTGAATTAAATAAGGATATTGATTTAGGTTATCAAAAAGATAATGTTGGAGAAAATATTTCTTCTAAAAATGATAGATATAGCGAATTAACAGCTTTATATTGGGCTTGGAAACATATAGATGCTGAATATATAGGTTTAGTTCACTATCGCCGCCACTTTGGTGGGAATAATTACCATCATGGTAAAGATAGGCTTAAGTGGGTAGTTACAAAAGCTGAATTAGAACCAATGCTAGATGATTATGATGTGATATTACCAAAAAAGAGAAGATATTATATTGAAACTCTATATTCCCATTATGCACACACACATTATTCAAATCAATTAGATACAACTTTTAATATTATCAAAGAAAAATATCCAGAGTATGTTAACGCATATAAGAAGATAATAAATAAGACTTCAGGATATATGTTTAATATGGCTATTATGAGAAAAGATTTGTTAGACGATTATTGCACATGGTTGTTTGATATTTTGTTTGAGCTTGAAAAACGTCTAGGAACGCAAAATTTGACGCATTTCCACCAACGTTTCTATGGACGTGTCAGTGAAATTATCTTTAACGCTTGGCTAGAAAAACAGTTTGAAGATGGTGTTATTGATAAAAAACGTGTTAGTGAATTACCAGTGGTTTACTTGGAAAAAATGAATTTTAGTAAGAAGTTAGTAGCATTTCTAATGGCAAAATTTTTAGGTAGAAAATATCAACATAGCTTTTGACGAAAGAGAGGGGTAAATATGACACAAACAAAAGAAAATCAAAAAGATGTTTTGGATAGGTTCACGCAAGAGCTAGATGAAAAGCAAAGAAGAGAGTTTGAGAAGTTGACACAAAAGCAAAAATTAGCCGTTATTAAAGATTATTTACGCAAGTATTAGAAGGAGTTGATTTTATGCAAAACGAAAATCAAGAACAACGATTCAAAGGATATTTAGAGTTAGCTAAAATGTCATATCAACAAGCTGTAAATACGCTAAAGAAAAAGTATGGTGGAGCTACAGAAGATTACTTTACCGAAGATAGTTATACAAGCTTTATACTAGGCGAGCGCAAGACATTGGTTAAAGGTAGATCTATCAGCCGAACAAAAGAAGGATTGTATTGCCATCACGTTATGGAAAATCAAGGGTTAAACCTTGCAAACAAAACTTATTTGCAACACTTTGGCTATCCTTTTGATTGGCAAAGAAAAGAAAATTTGGTCTACTGCGACGCTGTTGAACACATGATTTTGCATGCAATTATAACCAAAGAAACCCATGGAAGTTTTGGTTATCCTGGATATTCAGTTTTCTTACAACCAGAAGTTGTTGAATGGTACTACAGTGGATTAAAACCTAAACCAACATGGCAAGTCAATTGTTATAACAAAGCTTTTCTAAACCCTAGCCAAGTTAAACAAGTTGTACAAGCGTGTGAAAAATTAATCAATCAAGTATAGAAACAAGAAAGAAACAGCATATGAAAGAAGGAAACGATTATGGCAGACAATGTAAATACAGCTACATACTACCTTAGCATGGACTTGCCTAAACTGAATCCTAATGAAGCTAAAAAAGTTACCAGATACGCTGTAGGCAACAGTATTTCTAACAATGTAACAGTTGTAGAACTAGTGGAAGTCAAACAAGAGGGTAAAGATGTAACCGAGCATTTTAATTTAGAAAAAGACGGCTCTAAATTCATACTAAATTTTGACAAAGAAATGACACGTAAAGCATTAGCTGACGGTAGTGTTCACCTAAAGGTTACGATTAGAGAAACACTAGAGTTGTAAAAAGGAGATGGTAAAGATGATGTATATTGTGTTGGCCCTAATATTGTTGGCTATGACTGTAATTTTAGCTTTGACACTACCACACTTAAAAATATTCCAACCAATAAGAGAACATGCACAACAATTGTTCGTGTTAATCTATACCCCTGCACTTACAGCACTAGCCATTCTGATTGGGCAGCTCATTGTGCTTTTCATAAAATTGGTAGAAGGAGCGTAAACCATGCAAAAACAAGAGATTATCAACCCTTACGAGCTAAGTAAGGACGTTAAATTAAAGAAACAAAAAACATTTTATTCAAAGAGTAAAGCTATCAAGTATCTTCAAGCTAAAGCAACGCATTTTGAAGTTACTAAAAAGCTGTTCAAACAGTTAGACCAAACTGGAAGATTACTGCCAGACAAAAGTAAATTCGGTTTTGGTAGGTATTCTGAATATAATCTTGATTTATATACTTATGAAACTCAGCCACGATAGGATTAATTAGTACAAAGTTTGAGAAGGGGGGTATGGCTATGAGTGTTACAGAAAGTGTAATTAGACTAGAAACTTGGAAACCTATTTTAGAGTGGGACGAAAATATTTCAGGAGTTCCTTCATACCTTGAAAAAGACAGACAGGTAATTCTTAATGCAAGAAATGAAAAGTATCAAACTGTTGAAGTTACACCTGAAATTATCGACAAGATTAGACGCTTAATTGAAGATGACGTAGCACCAGGAAATGCTTTTGCAAGAGCTGGCATAAGCTACAACTACTACCGTACTGAAAAATTAGGTCTAAGAGAAGTTGTTGATAGATATTACGAAAGAAAATCACGTATCTATGAAGTAGATCAAATGACGGAAACATATAAGGTCTACCATAATAAAAACAAGTTGTACGGACGTTTACAAATGGAAACAGGTAAGTCAGCTTATCTGATTAGTGAAGCTGTTAGGTTACACAAATTAATCAACGGTAAGAAATACTATACGTATAATGCTTGGAAGAAAAGATATGGGAGAAGTGTGTAAGAATGCTTTTAGACAAACTATGGGACAAGTTTTTTGACCTATTATCTTTCTTTATTATAGTTGGCTTGTTTCTCATCGCTCCAATGACTCAAATTTTAGGTGTGATACCAGCTGATAGTAGGTACTACGAGCCAAAATTAGTTGAGGTCAAGCATTACACCAAAGTAGAAGATAGAGGAATTTTAGCCGATAAGTACAACATTAAGACGAAAGATGGAAAAACGCTAACTCTTATAGCTAGAGTGGTTCGTGAAAACAAGTTGCCTAACAGTAAGCACAAAGACGGTACTAAGTCGGTAGAACTTAGAAAAACCAAAAGTAACCAACGTTTTTGGCAAAGGTTATTTCTAATGTATAATCCACCGTCAGAACTGATTGTAACAACGTATAAGTATGACTATTAATTTGAAAGGACTGAAATAATGGGCAAAAAAGCTAAGAAACACAAACGATCATACGTCAAGAAGAAACAAAGACGTATCAAGAAAAAGCTAGAAGAAAAGCAATTAGAAAAAGCAAAACCAACAGCTAAGTAAACGGCAAAGGGGAGATTTGTTATGGAACTTTTAGGTAAAGCACTGACTACAGCGTTAATCGTAACGCTTTTAGCAAACGCAGCTACATTTCTTATGGGGTTATTTTATTTTTTTGATCTAGCATTGTTTGAACTATGGATTGTAGAGAATGTAGCAATGTTTTTTGAAACAATGGCTAAACTGGAAGTTGAATTTAGAATTTTTGATAAGGAAGGACGCTGTTAGTTCGGAGTGTAAGAATAGTCTAAATAGAGGTATATGAGATGGTTTTGAAAATCATGTATGTGGCTACGATTATCGCTGTACTATACGTAGGCATCAAAGGATTGTTGTTTGGAAATATAAAGCTAGAGAAAAAGCACTACTGGTACTTCAATTTTAAGATGGCTTGTAACGTTGCTAAAGTTTTGTTATTAGCATTTGTTATTATAGTTTTTCTAAGCATTACAAATGCAATTAATCAAGACCAAAGAGATATGTACGGACTACTTTGGTTCGATTGTATGTTTCTAAATTGGTATATAGACAATTATTTTTGAATTAATCGAAGTGTAAAAATAGTCTAAATTTCACTTCGAGACAGCAGTAAAAGAAAGGTGTGATTAACATGTCAAGAATGAACAAATATTCCAAACAAAGAATTGAAAAACTAAAGGAACTTTGTGTTAAGCACCCAGACTATCTGATGCAAGATTTAGCAGAAGAGATGGGACTAAATGTAAGTGATGTGTACATAATTATTAAGAGCTATAATCTTCCTTACCACTGGAAGATTGCTCGACATAGAGGCTAAAAAAAGGGGATAGCAATAAAATGAAAAGAATTACATATTTCTTAGGGAATCCTTATGTAGACATAGTTATCATGTTCGTTACACTTGGTATTGACACAGGGTTTCTTGCTTTTGACAAAGATTTTAGTCTTACCGATTGGTACCTAGTATTCACGACCATAATACTTGCAATTATGCTTCTTGTTCCAGTTGTTAGATGGTTTATTGATCTTGATTTAGATAAATTAATTCAAGTTAAATCTTACAAAATCTTAGATTATTCAGCAGAACCCTTAGACGATGGAACTGAAACATATTCTCTGAGAGTTGACATCAATGGCAATATTAAAACCTTAAAAAGAAATTCGTTGAAGATTGTAGTTAGTCAACTGCCCCAGTCTAAAGACGTGGGGCTTGTAACTCACGACCTTACGGTCAGTGGTAATAACGCAACTTCGTTGCTCCC